TACACGACGCTCTTCCGATCTTGCCTTGGGAAGAAACTTCCATCGCCCAGATGCCATCGGTGGAGAATGCCATCAATGGGAACTGACCAAACTGACCTTGGGAGAGTGCCCTTGTGGTTGAGGCTATGCCCTGGATCGTGCCGATACCCACGGTATTGATGCCATTCAGAGGGAAGTAGAAGGCGTTATCGGACTCGGAGGTGTAAATCTTGTTGCTCATATCGACTACATCATCTACGGAGTAATCGTAGGAAGTGACGATATAGGGCGTTATCTCTTCGGTGAAGTTGCCCATGTGCATAGCTCCATTTAACTCTTCGCATTCTTTTAGCGGAAAGGCATAGATAACATCGGCACTGGCATCGACAGTAGAACAGAAGAAAACCATCTTCTTAGCCCTGGAATCGGGATAGAACTTAACCAGATTGGCAAGCATGAATGGTTCTATGCGGTCGATTACATCTTCTTCTAAAATATTCTCTACATATTTTGTGCCAGATGTGGTATGAAGCTCTGTCACTATTTTCTTGATGATAAGATGGGAAAAGAAATTGCCAGCCGAACGAAGGAAGTTGCCCTTCGGGAACATGACTTTTCGGCTGAAACCAGACATCAGATGTTCTTGCACTCCAAACAGATTGAGCCGATGGTTATAGACATAGCTACCCTTGGCAGTGAGGAAATTGTGTGTCTTGTAATCGTCCTGCATCTGCTCTTGGAGGGAAACCTGGTATACAGCAGCCTTATCTACAGGCAATTCCTTGTTAGCGACCTTGGTAAGATTGTCTATTGGCAGGGAGCATATCTTGTAAAAGGCTGAAATGTTTTGGTCATTCGACTCGGAAGAATCACCATTGCCAGCAGAACTAAGTTGGTTGTTATAATCATCGTCAGACTTCTTAGGGAAGCGAACACTGACCATTCCATAGCTTTTGCCCTTGTTGCTAGTCCAATGATAATCTTGTACGTTTTCACCATTTAGGACATAATTAGGCTGACACATTTCCAAAACGCTAATCTTGGCACTCGTATCGACATTGGTAACAGGAGGTGTGATGAAAATATCTATAGACTTGATAATATCCTTCCATCGCTTCAATTCGTCTATATCTCCTTGGAGCGCATAGGACAATGCGATATTGTGAGGGAGATACATAAAGGTACACTTGGAGATACTGGCTTCGATAACGTTGCCCTTGGCATCTTTTCTGTTGAAAGTAGCGGAATCTTCCCAACCAACTTCTGCGCCAGTAACGGTAAGATTTTTGTAGTTTTCGCTAGGGAAGCCAATGTTGGCAGAATAAACGGAATAGCTGTTTGGCACCTGAATGGGGATGAAAACAGGCGAGGAGTGCATAATCATGCTGCCATCGAACATGCGATAGCAATAGCGGATGAAGAAGGAGGCGTAAAAACGCCCTTGCTTGGCGATAAGATTGTTTGTGCGGTTGACCAGGGCATAGATGCTCTGGGTAATATCGGACTGCTTATCATCCTTGATATTGGCTACTTGGTCGCCCGAGGTGAAGGAATTGCCATTCACCTTGTTGAACACATCGCCACAGCTATAGGTGGTCTGCTGGAAGGCATCGTAGAAACCTTCCTTGCTACCCTTGGCATTAATTCCACCAAGTTCGTAATCTTCTGGCTTATTCTGTGTGTCGAAGAAAAAGCTAAGTTCTAGGAACGGTGGCTTCTGTCCTTTATAGCTGTAATCGGACGAGGACTGTCCATTGCTCTCCCACATGGCATAGTGGATGCCATCGGTAGCCACGATGATGAGGGTGTTGCCGATGGAGTCGATGGAGAGCACGGTGGATTCGTAGTCGAAGGACTTGATAGGGGTGGAGGAGCCAAGAGAGCCATCCTGCATGAACCAATAAATGGAGGATGAGGCTATGGCTATGAGGTGGTGATAACTACCTGTTTCGTGAACATACAATATCTTAGCCACCTCACCATTAACGGTGAGGGGCTGAGATAGAGGTGTGCCCGATACGATGGCAGGGCGCAATGCGCCATCGTGCAGCTCTAGGTTGCCACAGAGGGATAGCGCACCGTTTTCTACTGCCATTTCATCGGGTGTGAGGCTGAGACCTTTGTATCTGATTGATTGTTGCATCTTTATTAAAGTTTAATGTGTATTGTTTAATATTTAATTACCGGCAATGGGATGGGTCGGCACGATTGACTACAGCCAATGCCTGTAGGGTGTCGTTGCCTACGGTGATGGTCTCTAGACGGTCAGAGACTACCAAGTCTATCTCTTTGGCGTTAGGTGGAACGCCTAGGGTGTGGAGGAAGAGGCATTTGACAGTGCTAGCACTGCAACCGTGAAGCTGTGCCTTGCGCCCATAGAGAGGTATGGCATCAGGAAGAGAGGAGGACTTGGTGATATACATCTGAGAGCCGAGACAGAAGAACACGATTTTGTCGCCTCGCTGTAGCCCCAAGAGCTTTACAGGGTAGGAACGCAAGGTGATGCGCCCATTCTTGTTGAGGGTTAGTCCACGCTTTTGAGGGCGTGGACGGTTAAGGATAAATATTTCAGTCTCGTTCTGCATAATCTGTAGGTTTGTGGAGCCAGAAACGGAAGTAGTCGTTTTCGGCATCCTGGTTACGTACTTTTACATATTCTCGGGTGACATAGAAATGTTTCTTGCGTAGGGTAGGGTTGAGGTTGTAATCATGCAGCATCATAGCTGGCTCTACCCTGCCATCAAAGGTTATCTCGTACCAATAGCGGTGGAGAAAGAACCATGGGCGAAGACGGACTTCCTGAATGGTGGTGTAGTTGCTTTTGTCCACTCTGCATGGGACGATGCTCCAGCTACCATCTTGCCATTGCTCAGTGGTGATTTCTCCACCTGGTGCCAATTCATGCTTCTCGATGGTGGACTTCTGAATCTTGACGAGAAGGCAGACATCGGCAGTGAAGACCTTTGCCATCTTACGGTGGCAGAGCATGACATAACGCCCTTTCTTGTCGGGGAGGAGGCTACGCTGCTTGCCTGGGCGATTGATAACGCAGACGGTGGAAAGGAACTTCTTGCGTGCCATGTGGAGGAAGTCGGGGAGCTTCGCCTTGGCGTGCATTCGGTCGATAACCTTCTGAACCTTATTGAAATTCTTGTCGGCTTGGGTCTCATGCACTGTGATTGGTTGCTGAGGCTCTTGGCTAGTCTGCTCACGTACCTTCTTTACGTGCTCACGAACTTGCTTCTTGGAAGGGACTTCGAGAAGGTGGCCAGTTTTTTTGTCGAGCTTGTAATTTGACTTCTGCTGTTTCATATTCATTATGCTTTAGATGTTACCTCTGTTGATGCAGATGATTTCGAAATGATGATTGTCGCAAATATCGCAGCCGTTGGGCATACGATGATTGAAGGAGCAAGGAATGTGCTCTTTGAACAAATCGCAGTTAAGGCAATGCTCTGGGACTTCCTCATACTCAAAGTTGCCTTTTGCCAGTGGTGAGGCTGATTCCTTGTTGGGTACAGCTCGAACAATGCGCCCGAAGAGGTCGTAAAACTCTCCCGGCACAACGCTAGTAGCTTCTCTGAGGGAAGGGAGGGTGTAGCCCATCTTGCGGATGAACCAGAGACGGAGATAAATGATGAAACGTTTCAACTTTTTCATATATTGTACTATATTATATATTAATAATGTGGGCTAAGTTACCACTTCTGTGCGGAACAGAAGTGATAACTTGCGCAACTTATGCTTTATGTTCGAAGACATCAAGAATCTTGGTCTCGCTGAGGCTCTTCAACTCATAGTCAATCATGGTTTTGCCCATAACCTCGTCAACGTAACGCTTTGCACGCTCGATGCACTTGGCTTGGATAAGATAGTTGACATAGGAACGCTTCTCCTTGTTGCTCTTCTCGTCAATGGTGATGAAAGCCAAACGTGCCTTAAACCATAAATCATCATCATCAATATCTGAGAAGAAAATCTCGTTGTAGTTGGCTGGGTTGATGTTTGCAACCTTGAACTCGCCTGAGACATAGACGGACATGTTATCGATGATGCTAGCTTCAGCCTCGGTGAAGGATAGGGCATCGACCACGTACAACTCGTTTACCATTTTCTCGCTACCATCGTCCTGAGTCTTCTCATAGCGCACCTTGCACTCGAACCATGATCCAGTACGAGAACGGAGGGATGAACCGTTACCTGTGCCAATAATCTTTTCGGCAATGGCTTTGTCTACTTTAACTTTTAAACTTTCTGTTTTCTTTTCCATAATCTTAAGAATTTAAATTGTTATTAATAATTTTGTCTACCTCTTCTTCTGTTAGAGGTTTGCCGTCTTTGCCAAGGTATTTCTTGCAGATGAAATACATAGTGCCAGGAGGGTCGGGATGGCGGTAGAGGTCGTCCAACTCTACCTTGGCAAGTTGCTCATCCATGGAACTGAAGACTGGGCGAGCTTGATTTGCTCTTGGCAGTCGCTCCATCACCTTGTAGTGGATGCTGTAGCCATCTTTCTTTATCTGTTCGTCTTGGAGGCGGATGAGCATCTTATCTAGCTTGGCTTCTTTCTCCTTGATGGTATTGAAGAGAGTATTGACCAGCTCCTTGTCGGGCTGTGCCTTCTTCTTCTCTTGGAAATATTGGATGGTTGAGGCTCTAAGTTCTGCCACCAGAAGGAAGAATGTGCCGTTGTCGTTCTGAGGGACGGCTGAGCCATCTGCCTTCAAGATAATATCATCGACACGCTTTTCCAGTTCAATGGATTGGCGAAGCATCTTCTTGTCTCGGTGTGCCCAATACTCCTTTTCGGTTGTTCGCATAGCTGAAACTAGCTTGCGAAAGGATAATGCTGATTCTTCACTCATAGTTTATTTGATACCTAATGTTTGTTTAACTTTCTTGATGCGGTCTAGCTCCTCTGGGAGGAGGTTGCCTTGCTCGTCTATTCGGCAGAGGAGTTTGAGGCGTGGGGTGATGGTTATCCACTTGTGGAGGCCATCGTGCTCACGCTTTATCTGTCGAAGTTGGGCAGTTTGCAGTATTTTACTCAAATGCTGCTCATGACGAAGCTTACTGATTTCGTTCTGTATTCTGTCCATTGGCTGATCTTCACACTTTTGAATTATCTTTGCCAGAATGCTTTCTACGCCCTTTGGCTTGAAGAAGCGATTGGCGTTGAGGAGAGAGAGGGCTTCTTTTGCACTATCACTGATGGATAGCAAGCGACCAGCTTTCTTTATGTAATTATTGTAGTCTACATCCAATTGCTGCTTGTATGCCTTGCCTTTGGCAAGATAGTCTGCTTCAAGGGCTTTACCCTTCTCCTTGTATTCAGAAATGAGATTAGCTTTCTTTTGGGCGTACTTGGCATCGAGAGACTTTTCCTTGTAAGCCAACTTTTTCTCTTTCTCATTGTATCTCTGAACAGAGGATTCGTAATTTGCACGTGATTCGTCTCGCTGTTGGATGCTACGTTTCACCTCATCCTTCATGTGCTCCTCAACCTTCATGCGCACATCCTCAAAGCCAATGTAAGACTCGGAGGTCTCAACAGTGCGTCTTGGCTTCTCATCTTGTGAATACAAAGGGTCTGTTGCACAGTCATGCTTTCTACGAAATGGGTCACTGAATCTCTCGTATTCTATTTGCACTTCCTTGCGGATGATAACTCTGGAACCGTCTTTGAGGGAAGCGATGGTCTTATCCTTCTCTTTTACGGTCTCTTCTAATTCCTTTACTCGATTCTTCAAGGTTTCGAACTCTGAATAATCTACATTTACTACAGCCATAATTGTTATGATTTAAATTTAACTTTTATATATTTCAGCATTCTCTATTGGGATGTCGTACCACGGAAGGGAATAGCCTTTATCTTTCATTTCTTCTGACAATATACAGCGATAATATTGACCATAGAAATTCAACCATACATCACTCACCTCCAAAATCGTACCTGCAGGAAGCTCTTGCTTCGGCTTAAACCATGGGCGTGGATATTTTGTCGTTTCGTGAACATCCTGAGCGCACTTTGTTGGTTTGATTAATTTTATCTTCATTACTTTTTCTTTTCTTTACTCATTTTTATTGCTTTTCTAGCCAGTTTTCCTAAAGTCGAAGAACTAGCTTCTGGAAAGCGTTCTTTGAACTTTGCTCTTACTGCATAGAATATTTCGCTTTTTCTTTTTGCTTCTCTGTATTTGTCTTGTATGGAAGACAGTTGGTTGATAGCCTCTCCTGCTTCAATGGTAAAGCTGTCATCAGAGTTTGCTTCAATCTCTGTTACAATTTGAGACCAAGCAAAACTTATAGCATCGTATTCTGATTCTGTTAAGCTTATATTCATACGCTACACCTCCATTTCTGAATTTAGACCAAGGAATAATAGAATATGTTGTAACTCATGCAAATATTTGAAGCTGCATAGGTTTACACCTCTCCAATACATAGTCCAATTCTTCACATTTTTCCAGATTTCATAGCAATCATTTTCTATATGTTGGTAAATATAGCTTTGATTGACTATTTGCTTATAGCCGTTCTTCTCAAGTATAGAAGGAGTAAGAGGGATGGGAACAATATCCTTCACCCATGCACCACTGTCACAGAACAGAAATCCATCATCTTTAATGGTTTTTCCTTTTAAGTTGGAAAGAGTGACGGAACCTTTGAGCTCAGTGAAAGCATTTCCATCTTTCACTTTTGCATATTTATCAGCATTACTTTCTGTAACCTGATAAACAATGCCCTCTTTGGTTCCGATAGGAATGCCGTTGGTCATAACCAAATCACCTGGAATATAAATTGTTTTTTCCATTTCTTAATATTTTTACTTTGTTATATTATGGGACCAGCGATAGAATCGCTGGGAACGGGGGCTTTTACCCTTTTAATTGTTCTTCGATAGCTTCCTGGGCTAGGATTTCCTGCCAGTGAGCTTCATTGTAATTTCTTGCCTCTTGGTTCTCGGTTAGCTGTGGGTTGTAGCCACCGAAGCAATAAGTGTCAAATTTCTCATACTCCTTCATCGTATGTGGAGGTTTGGAGCCAGGAGTGGCTGGAATGTATTCCTTGGCGAACTCCTTGGGCAATAGGGTTGCTATTGTTGAGGCTATCGGGTCGATGACTTCGTATTTTAAAATACGGCTCTTGCCCTTTTTTGGAGAGTTATACACTGGTCTTGCCCAACAGATGTTTCCCCTGTAGTGTGACATGAGACCAGAGAAATAATAAGGCTCCCATATTCTCTTATCCCTATATGCGCTACAGATGCCTGTAGGCGAATCTCCATTATACGTAACACTATCTGACTTCCAGCAATGGTTGTAGCCGAGGTCGCTGATGTGGCTATGTACACAGAACTTGCACATCCTCATTTTCTCCTGATTAGCAACTGATGGTGTTGGCTGCATCAGGCTTTGTTTGATGTAATTGCCCATAGATGCATGATTTTAAAGTTCATCCTCTTGGTTGGTTGCTTTACGTTTCCATTCTCCACAGCACTCCCAGTGGAAGCGATGATGACCGAAGCCGTTGCATGTTCCGCTGTACTTACTATTTGCTGTAGGCTTGAAGAACTTGCAGTTCTTGCATGAGCGATGACCATGGTGGTAAACTAGATAGATGAATGTGCTGGCCATCATTACAAGGCACAGCATGATGATGATAAATCCGATTTCCATATTACTTCTTGTTTTTAATGATTTTGTTTAATACTTGCTTGTTGTGCTCAGTATCATCATTGATGAGGTGATAGGAGCGAACTTTCTCGAAGGCGTTGGCTTCGGCTGCTTGCATGTAAGCCTTGACCACTTCGATGAAGTCTTCGAGGGAACGACAGAGGGCGTACTTGTAGCCAGCGCACTGCCAATAGCCCTGGAAGCGTTTCTGGTTGGCAGACTGATTGTTGGTCTTGCCATACTTCAATTCGATGCCCAAGCCGAAGTAAACTTCTGGGTTCTCGTAGATGATGCCTGTCTTGCCATCCTTCATGGAAGGGAGAGCAAGGATGAGGTCGGGAACGCCTGGGACCACGCCCGATGCTGCATTGATGGCTAGCTTCTTGCCACTGGTAGCACCGTCTGCCTCGTTCTTGGGATGGAAGAGGAGGGTGGAGAAAGCTGGGTACTGTAGTCGAAACCATCGTACACAGGCTATCTGCAACTGACCTTCACGCTGCACCTTCTTGTGCTGAGGCTTTTGCGTGTACTCGGGATAATTGCCGTTGAGACGGTCTATTAATTCTTGTTTGTCCATAACTTTTGGAATTTTTGAATTGTCACTTTATGTTTGCACTTAGTCGCTGAGGAGGGACTGGAGATAGTTTTGTGTCTTATCGTCCAAGTCGAGAAGGTTTTTCGTTTCCTCTTCCACAGGTGGGGTCCAGTCGATGCCCAGACGCTGAATAGTTCCGTCCCGATAGAATCTTTCGAGCGACTGCAAGGCTTGTTTGTCTTGCGGATGCTTTTTGAGGTTGTCGATATGCCCCAAGATGATGGAACGATTAACCTTGTCTCTGTAGGCTTCTGCTGACTGCTGAGACTGTTGGGCAAGTTTCCAGCGTTCGCCTATTGACAGACTGTCATCAGATGATGGTGGCCCAGATGTCTTCTTCTGCTGAGGCTTGGAAGGCTTCTTTTCAGCTGAGGCTGCAATCGTAGGGTTGTCGAACGTTCCTTCCATCAGAGGCTCGTAATTCTTTGGATTGAAGAGCCAGTTGAAGGAGATATAGCATCCACCATCCTTGCGCCCGGATAGAAGGTCGGAATCGAGAGCCTTGCGAAGCATCGGCTCAATGTCCTCGAAGGAGTAATCAGAGATAAACTTGGCGACTAGCTTCTTGCGGTCGGGAGTCATCTTCGAGATTGGCTTTACCTGCGTGCCCAGGAAGAGGCGATTGAAGAGCCTTAACACTTCCGAGAATTGAGTTTCAGCATCCCCCGACTTTTTTTCTTTTTCTTTTTTTTGTGTTTGGGGGTGGGCTTTCTCTTTTCTTTGTTTGTTTTCTTTTATAGGGGTTTCAGGGGAAAGATTTTCTTTTATTTGTTTCTTTTCTCTTACTTCTGTGCCCTTTGCTATGTCCTTATCTGTGCCCTTGGTCTTGCTCAAATCTTCGGAATTACCTTTATTTAAAGGGGTTTCAGTGTGTGAAATCTGTGCCCTAGATTGTGCCATTGGCTGTGCCCCTTGTTTTGGCTGTGCCCTAGATTGTGCCCTCTTCGTGCCCTTAACTGTGCCCTTATCTGTGCCCTTGCTAGTTTCTGAATCTTCGGAATCGCCTTTATTTAAAGGAACTTCGGAAGATTGAATCTGTGCCCTAGATTGTGCCCCAATCTGTGCCCCGAAGTGTGCCGTAACCTGTGCCCCTTGGTCTCTTTGCCACGGTATGATGCAGTGGGATAGGGGGTGAGAACTGTTAACGTAGAGTTTGGTTGAGGCTCTTGGAGCAGAGCACTTGGTGATGATTTTCTCGGCTATGAGCACATCGATGGCGACACGGATGGTCTTGACCGTGGTATGGAGCTGTAGAGCCAAATCACGATAGGAGAGGGTGGCAGCGGAAGCCTCGTTGTGAGCGGAGGAGAGGAGCACATGGATGAGCATCTGAACGACCACAGGACGATGGAAGTAACGCCACTGCAACAGCTCTGGAGTAAATATGTAGCCATCTGTTTTCATTTATTCTTCTTTTATTTGGAATGTAGAATTTTACGATTTCTATCATTTATTTGTTTTCTTCTGCCTCGATGGCACGGAATATCTCGTAAGCCACTTGTGGCACCCAGGCATTGCCGTAAGCCTTTATGGATTCTTGTCGCCACTTGGGGAAAGAAATGGTAAGGCTGTCCACATCAAAGGGAATCCCATCATTTCTGTTTACCTAAAATAGGGCAGCGGTGAATGCCAGTTTCTCATTACCTTCGTATTTAATGCATTGGACAAAGTCACCTACTCGCCCGGTAGACAATAGCAAAGCGTTGTACCGGTATGGGGAATCACCTATACGTGTTTGTACAAAGATTGCTGGTCTCCATTTATGTTCATCGCTGTTACGCACAAGAACCTTATCGAAGGTTCTGAATGATGGCTGATTCTTGCTCTTCTTCCGGAGAGTGAAAGCATTTTGAAACAAGATGGCTTCATCCTCTGTCGCTTCTCGCAGTTCCTTGTTTGTACTTATGCGAAGTTCAAATGCCTGGTCTGTAACGAAGTTCTCTGTCTCAATCTCATACTGATTGCCAAATGTCAATGTGTCTTGGCTCTCGTTCTTGGCGATGAGTTTGCCTATAATGGTCAACTCTTCATCCTCGTCTTCTTCTTTGAAGACGTAAAGGTTGCCAAGTTCGAAACATGGCATCGTCTGTTTGTTATTCTGTTCCATATTGCCCTCCAACTCTTTAAGTGCCTTCTCTAAATTATTGCGAGCCATTTGACAAAACCTTACAGTAAGTAAATCGTCAGATAGCTGCTCTTTGGCACGTTTAATATATTCAATAGCTTTATTTTTGCTCATTTCTTATTTTCCTCCTTTGTCTTTAAGTATCTTCTCTTGAAATTTTTGAACTGTCTGTTTATTGCATAAGCCTCTTCGTTGAAGTCTTCATCCAAAGAACCAGATATAGCCATAAGAGATTCTGTAGCTTGTAAGAAAGCTTCAAAGTCCTTTTCTGTTACATTCATTTTTGCCATATCATCTTCTTTTTACCCTCTCCTGTAAAAAGGAGAGGGTGGTTAGTTTACTCATATACGACCTCCCAATCTTTCGCAAATACATCAGATGAAGAAGGAACCCAAGAATCTGCTCGACCATCTGGATTGATGATAAGCATCTGGTTTGTGTAGTCAATGTGAGGATTCTCACGGCTCATTAAGATGTTCTTAACATACTGAGGGAGAGACTGCATCTTAGGAATGATGTCTGCTCCAATGTGAGAAGGAACCTGCTTAACGATAAACATTCCCTTGCCATTCCAACCCTTACGTCTTACCGCAAAACCAGCCTTCAACAAATCAATAGCACCACCGAAGTTAACTGAGCCTACTTCACGATAGGCTTCATCAAACACACTCTTAGGAGACCAAGACTTATATCCGTCCTTGTATTCTACCAAGTAGCCATCTTCCTCAACGGTTGCTGGCTTAATTTCTCTACCAAGCACTTTCTGTGCTTCTGTCATAGTCATAGGCTCTGCCATAATGGCCTTTGTACCAATAAACTTTTTCATAATCTACATTTATTTATATCCTTTGCAGGATGGTTAGTTAATCTATTTTTCATTCACATGGCAGTTTCTCCTGATGCCGCACGTACATCTTGTATTTAAGACAATACTTGCCATTGATGCAGTTACGCCCATTTGGGCAGAGGAGGCACTTGCGAGCTGCATAGGTGCTCTTACTTCTTGAATCGCTCATAATAGTAGGTTACTATCTGATGCTCTGTAGGCTGGAAGCCATTACGAGAGGTGAGCGTATCGACTATCTCATCGTATGTACACTGTGGCATCTGAGAAATCAGATTCTCATCGTGGATGCCCTGTGAGAGTTTACTGAGGCAGAGCCATCCAAGGACTAGCCAGATGGCAATGCAGAAGATAATCTTAATTGTTTTCATAACTTTATCGTTTTATATTGTTTGTAATGGTGGTCGGTTAGGGAGTCGAACCCTTGTGCCTATCTGCTTAGTTCTTTTTCGCAGAAATCATGGTGAACCTAGTAAAAAAGCATTTAAACAATCAATCGTTTGTTATGAACATCGCCCCCGATGGGCTAGGCTACATGCAAGATTGCAATGCCGACCGTGTAAAGAAAGGTGCCTGAGTGGATTTGTACTTATCAGATTTTTAATGATGAAAAGCTGTTCTCGCAGGGATATTTGCCCAGGCACCTTTTGAATGTTTCAACGATAAGTTTCGCTTCACAGCGAGCTTTTCTTGTTTGCAATGTTAGCTTATGTCTATTCTCTAAAAGTAAAATTACCTATGTGGGATGTAGATAGTCTTGAACTTTACAGGCACAGGCTTCCAGCTCGGACAGTCGGTATTCGTAGCGAGTAATCTTGCCATTCTTGCCACGCCCGAAGACCTTGACCTTGCCTTCCTTCACCCATCGCTCTACATTGCGTCTGCCGAAGGTATCGAATGCCTTGGCTTGGGTGATGAATGGTCGCTTGCCTACCGCCTTGGATATTTCTTCCTGGACTACATTGCGTATGGCTGATAGGAATGTGTCGAACGAGACCATCTTGTCAGCGAACTGGATTTGTACTGTTTGGTTCATGACTATTTTGTTTTATTTGATTCTTGTAACTGTGATAACTCCTTGCTCACGGTTGAGCTTGGTCTTGAACTTTCGGCTGTAGATGGCACCGAGGTCAGTGCAACTACTCTTGACCGATAGCATTCTCTTGATAGGGAAGTCGATGGCTTGGCCTAACGCCAGTTCCCTAATCTGAGGTCTGAGTGGTAATGTTTCTTCTTTCATATTGATGATGAATTATTATTTAACTAGTTCGAAATCGTAAACGAAGACGAGAGGATTGTTGCCCCAATGGAGGTGGAGCTTACAGCTGAGCATCTTGTATGCTTCGATAGGAGTTTTGTACCACCATTTCTTCTCAAAACTATCATTTGTGGCATCGTATGAATAAGCATCGTTAATTCCTTCGATGTGGCTAAGGAAGATTCCTTCCTTCATGCAGTCATCGGTGCTGATGGACTGTAGCCTTTCACACCGAATATTGGTAATCTTGATTTGATGAGGCATCAAACTAGCCTTTACAAACATCTTGTTGCCCCATCCTGCGGATGCAACTTCCTCATTAAATGTTTCTTCCGTTTCTTCTGCACACGGAATGTGGCTGTAACTCTGTGCGACTGCCACGACTTCACCGATTTTATAATGTGACTTCGCCACTATCTCATTGCCATCATTGATGGTGAGCTTGCCCTTGTCTTTTCCTTCCATGCAGAAACCGCAGTTGAAGTAATACTTGAAAGGCTCTTGGTATGCGATTCTTCTGGTCTGAGTCTTGCGACCTTCCAGAACAGCTTGGGTGAGACCGTACTGGTCATTGAACATTATCTTTTGCATTGTCTTGTTTCTTTTGTTATTTCAAAACATTATTCTGAATGGTTTGCCTTTCAAAGACGGTCTCTTTTCGAGAACAAACTTTATTAACTCCTCGTATCTTATCACGAACAATGGACAATACATGTATTTCAGTGTGCATACAAATCTGTCATTGAGCATAATATCGAGGAATAGAGCTTTATTTTTTTTTTCATCTTGTGCCTCCTTCCTTTATGGTAGGAACTAAGTCCTTGATGTAAGCCCAGAAAGCGAAGCGGAAATCTTTGCGGATGATTCCGTTCCACTTCATCTTATCGCTTATGTTGTGAGCATCATAAAACGTATGTATGCATGATTGTTCCAAGTTGATGAGTACTGGTTGAGTGAAGTTTTTGGAAACACCTATAATAAGGGTGTGCAAATCTTCTGGAACTTCCTTTGCTTCGTGCCAAGATTGGCTGAGGCTGATGTATTCCTCCTCTTCCTCATAACTCCAAGGTCTTACATTCTTTGGAACCTTATTTTTGTGTCCAATCCAATATTCTGCATATGAAACATCTCCTACGGACATTAAGCCTGAGTCGTGCATCAAAGAATTTGTTCGAACCCATAACCTTTTAGGCGCATCTGGAACTTTTTTATCTTCTTTCTTCATTTTTCTTCAAATTTATTTGGTACTTATTTATTTATTTACTAACTTTACGGTGCAAAAGTAATAAAAATAAATGTAACTACATACAAATGTATTTAATTATTAAGTTAGTTAAATACTATTTTATGTTTGTTAGCACAAATAGTAAATAAAATAGGATTTATGAACGAACTTAATGTAAACATCGGACTAGCTATTGAGCAAAGAGTTAATGAGCTAGGTATTTCTAAGTCTGAGTTAGCTAGAAGGCTTGGCATCGCTCAGCAGAATGTAAATAAGGTGATATTTAGTAAAGAATCGCTAGATACGGCAAAGTTGATGGAGATAAGCAAGGCTCTTGATTACAATTTCTTTGAGCTTTATGCCAATCTCTCACCAAAGAAGACTTCTTTGTTTAATTCTACCAAGTTGCAGTCTTTGATAAACGAAAAGGGACTTGGTAATATTGAATTTGCTTCAAAGGTAGAATTGACACGTTCTGAGCTTGCTAACATAATGGAAGGTGGTGATGTGTCCCTAAGTATGGTGGAGAAAATGGCTGAGGCTCTATGTGTAAAGCCATCAGAGCTTATCAATGGTACTTCTTCCAATGTTGGGTCAGAGGCTATGAGCCAATCTGATATGGAGAAAGAGCTAATTGAGCTGAGGGCAGAAAATAAACTACTCAGAGAACTTCAAGGTCTTCCTGCAAGAAGAATAGCAAATGTCGGATAATTAGAATGTAATCTTGTTATGGAAGTGGTTATATTGGTTCTTCTAGTGCTAGTTTGCCTATACTTCATAGTGCAAGGTATTGATGTCGTTCAAAGATATTTTGATTCTTCTAAGAGTGACAAAGGTATTTTCGTAGCTAATACCCCAGTAGCGAATGAGCAACTTGTTTTAAAGAATGAGTTAAACATAGCTCGTTCCAAGGTTTCTCAGCTCCAAAAAGAGTTGAAGGAGCAATCTATCAAAGTAGAAGAGTTGCAAAAGTCTGCAAATTCTTATAAGGGACAGATGGCTGAATATAAATGGATGGTGGACGCAAAAGAAATGCAGCTTTCCATAAAAGAAAAAGAAATAGATAAACTTCAGTTTGAACTCACAAACAACAAATCGATTATCCAAGGCCTGAATTTCGAGAAAAACGAACTAGCAGATTCGTTGAAAATAGCCAAGGAAGAAAATTCTAAAGCAGACTGGGCATATTCGGAGCTTTATGAGAAATGTGAAGCTTGTGAAGAAGATATAGAAAGACTCAAAGAACAAATAGATTCTTTTGATAAAATTATCAATAATAAGAATCCTTTTGATTACGTGGCTCATCTTCGTGCTCATGCTTTGGAGCATGTAAATGAATATGCAGGCAAAAAGGTTGAAGAATTGGCGGTGCTTTTTAAATATCAATATAAGTTTGAGTATCTTCTTTCCATATATCCAGAGCTGAGGGCTTATAAGGATGATGATGCGTATATCAACTATATGCACGAAGAGGAGAAACGTTGTAATATAAAGAACTGGCTAACTGATGAAGAATATAATCATTTGTCAGAAATCGGTCGAGAGCAGCTTGCGGTTGATAGGTATATAACTAGTCCTTCGAAATGGACAGATTGGGAAAAGGGTCGTAACTATGAGATTTTTTGTGCCTACATCTTGTTTAATGAAGGCTATGACATCATTCAGGAAGGTTTGAACAAGAAACTGGAGGATAAGGGTAGGGATATTATCGCAGTACATCGAGATACAGGCAAGACCTTAATCGTGCAATGTAAGAACTGGGTAGGATATGTTAGGGAAAATATAGTTTTCCAACTCTTCGGCTCTTATGCTCAATGGCTCGTTGATAATGACAGGAAGTTAGGTGATGAAAACGTTGAGGCTTGGCTATATGTAACAGGACCTTTGTCGGATGAAGCTCAACGATGTGCCCAAAAACTTGATGTTCATGTTAGGCATTTGCCCATGGGGAAGTTTCCTGCAATCAAATGCAATGTAAATCATAATACAGGGCAGCTGATATATCATCTTCCGTTTGATAGACACTATGACCTAGTGAAGATTAATGCCAAAGGCAAAGGCTATAAATTTAGTATTGCTGAGGCTATAAAGGAAGGTTTTAGAAGAGCGTATAATCATTAACATAAAATAGTAAGGATGAATAAAATGGGAAAAATAGTAATCAAAGCATTTGTGTTGTTATTTGTTTTGTCGCTTGGTCTCTTTTCTTCTTGTAGCAAGGAATCATTTTCTGATGATGAGGCTATAGACGGAGGGACGAAGGCAAAAGCCGTTGTGTGGGATAATACTGCATACGATGTTAGTTATCTTATGGATATACCAGTTGTAAGTTCTGCACCTTCTAACGATAAGGATTTCTATATAGATTTAGCCTTAGAGGATTCTGAAAATCCTAATAAAGTTCTTTCTTTGAGCTGTAAAAATTATCTCTATGGTGAGAAAGTAGATTTGACAACGAATAAATATTCAACAGAGATACAAATTAAGGATGGTCAACTTTCATCAAGTATTGATGGAGGAAGTTCTAGGGTTAAGGCTGGTAGCTATTATAAACTGACCAGAAAAGGGAATCGTATACATTTGATAATTGATTTAGTTTATTCTGGTGGCAATGGCTATGAGCATAATCTGAAAGTAAACTATGCAGGTGAGATGCCGAGAGAAGACTATTTGCCAACAGAGAATTGGCAGAACGAGCCTTTTGCTCATTATTCTTTTACTTATGATGAGGCTCAGTATGATTACTGGAGCTTTGTTGATTTTCCATCAACTCCTTTTTCTTGTAAGGTAATAAATGAGAGAAGCCATGGTGTTCTTAATGTTTGGGCAGATAACTTCAAGTATAACGAAAAGGTGGATTTGTCTAAGAAAGAATATGGATGCTTGATTAGATTGAACCTGAGTAATGAGGTGGAAGATTCTAAGGAAGAAAAGCAAGAAGAATATGAATGGTTTGGTGATGCTATTCTTGAAGGGAGCTACCTCTATATAAAGCAAGATGATACCTGGAAATGTGAGGCTGTTCTTGATGCCAAATGCAAGGATAAGGATGGGACAGTTCACCATATACAGGCAGAATATAATGTATATAAATAAGGTGTATAAAGTTTAGAAGTAAAATTAAATTATAATAAAGTTTATAAATTGTTTTGAAAGAAACGCTAAAACATTAGTAAATACAGTATATTATGAATCTGGTTTGGAAATTAGAAATCATGTTTTCGTAATTGTCTGATATTTGAGGAGTTGGCGTAAATGGCTGATTTCTAGATAGTCAGAAGTGTAGTGTTTTAGAAACGTTTGACACGTTAAACGTGACAAATGAGAGCGTTTGTTTTGAAATAGCTTTGAAAATAAAATAACTATGGCTACATTTAAAATTGTTGTTCAGCATCAGAGGTCAGATGGTTTTTACCAAGTGTACATTCGAATGACTCATAATCGTAGGTCGCTTTATATTAAGACGAACAAGATGGTGGGACAGAAAGGCATCGTGAAGGGTTCTCATGATGTGAAGGATTCTTTTGTGCTAAATCCACTGAACCAAATTATTGAAGAATGGATGTTCAAGCTTAATAAGCTAGACATCCGTTCTTGGAGTGCTGAACAGGTTAGGGACTATCTAGAACAGAATGATGCAGATGTGTGTTTCTCAGACTTTGCAAGAGAATATATTGATGAGTTGTCTGAAACTTTAAAACCTCAGTCTCTTGTAAATTATCGCAATACCCTGAATAGTATAGAAAGATATTGTGGTTCTGAGAAGGTAATGTTTAGTGAATTGAACACCAAACTAGTGCAAGGATGGATAGATAGTATGAAGGATTCCAAGGCAAAGAAATCTTACTATCCTCAGTTCCTAAAAAAGATGTTCAAGGCAGGTGTGGCTAAATATAATGATTATGACAACGACATCGTAAGGATAAAGGTGAATCCTTGGACTAAAGTAGAGTATCATAAGCATGCTATTCCCAAAAAGCGTGCTATCTTGATGGAGGATTGCAGAAGAATTTTTTCTGTGATTCCTTCTTCTAAGACGGAATGCTTGGCTGTGGATGTGTGCAAGATGGTATTGTGTCTTGCCGGAATCAATGTGGCTGACCTGTATGAAATGAAGAAGGTTGACTATTACGATGGTATTTTGCATTACAAGCGACAGAAGACACGAACGGTTAGAGCTGATGAAGCTTATATAGAAATGAAAGTACCAGATATGCTCATACCTACCATGATGAAGTATTTCTCAGATAAAGAAGACCCTTATCTGTTTAATTTTCACAAAAGCTATGGTTGCAGCAGGTCGATGGACGGTAATTTGTGCCTATTCCTAAAGAAATTCTGTGTGAATACATTGAAGGATAGTGAATTGAAGATAACACCTTATACTTTTCGCCATACTTGGGCTACCATAGCTCAAAATGATATTGGTGCCAATTATGAAGAGATAGGTTTTGCGATGAATCACATCAGTACTCATAAGATTACCATGGGATATGTGAAGCCAGATTTCTCTAGAGCCTGGGAACTGAATGAGAAGGTGGTGGAGAAGATTTTCTTTACCAATGACCCAAGCAGACGAATACAGGAGTATCATGCGCCTGTTTTTGAAAAGGTGGAGGAAACATTTGAACTCAGTGCCGATGCCTACTTCATGGGCGAGGTGGTGGCTCATTTAGATGGCAATGGCTACAAGAACACGGATGAGATTATTGACCAACTGATGGCCAACATAAACGACAACGTGCCTAGCACTTGCACCATACAGATAAAGGTGAAGAACATCACCAAAGACCAAACCAAGTATTTTGAACGCATGAGGGGCAAAAAGTAGCTAATATATCTTAAAATTGTGCCAATAAAACTTAATATCTGACGGATTTAGTCAATTCCATACCCAAGGGTAGTCTTCTCTAAAGTAGCAGAAATTTTAGAGAGGGCTACCCATTTTTCGTATTTAGCCATTATTAACAATCTTAAGATTCTTGATGTTGATGGTGGTCTCCTGTTTCTCAAATTTCTCTTCCAGCTCCATGAAGGACTCTTCCACGGACAGGCTTCGATGCTCATCATTGTTGAATGATATGGATTGAAGCTTTGGAGCAACGTATGGGAGGAACTTTGCTACTATAGCCAAGCGTCCGGCAGGTTCTTCTATCTGCATGAGGTCATTGGCGAGAGAGTAGCCTTTTTCATTGATGCCGTTGAAATAGCCAGTGATGGCATCGCTAAGGCTTTCACGTACCGTTTTCGTTATCTTGTTTGCCGTGCCGGCCTTGCGTCCACCAGTCTTCTTTCGCTTTGGTTTCGGCTCATTGTTATTATCTTTTTTTGTTGCCATATTCTAAGAATTTAAATGATTACTGATAGTTTTCGGGTGCAAATATAGTGAAAAATAACGAAACTTGTTGTTCAAGTTGCGCAACTTATCACAGATAGGCGAGAAAAACGCATTACTTTAGCACTGTTTAAACATTAAATTCGAATTTTATGGGACTTATAGGAAGTATTGCTGGTGGCGTTACCTCAGCTGTAGGTGGTGCTCTAGCAGCCAAAAAACAAAATGCTGCATACAACGAATACATCAAGACCTTTGAGAATCGTATGCAGCAGGTGAAGGACCACCGTGATAATCTTTATTATCAGGACCCGACACAGACAGCCGAGAACCAGGTGGCAGTGACCAACGCCCAGAAGGTGCTGGATAATGCCACGCAGAAAGCCAAGAATACCAACATCGTGAGTGGTGGTAGTGATGAATCTGTGGCACTGAGCAAACGTGCAGCCAATGAGCAAGTGGGCAACATGATGCAACAAGCTGCTGTGCAAGGTGCCCAACAGAAAGAGAATGTATGGAACACCGCAGATTCTCAGATAGACCAAATGACCAACTACATTGCTACCGCCAAGAAGGAAAAGGGTTTGGCTCAGGCGCAAGCCATTCAAGGTGCAGCTAGTGGTTTGGCTAGTGCTGCAAGTAGTTTGCCGTGGTAAGGAAAGGAGGTAGATATGGGATTTATGAGTGACGATTTAACTCCAAAGCGTCCAGCTACGGCTGTGACACCTATAACCGATTTTCCATCCAATGATGATGGGCAGTCAGCACCATCTGAGCCAGCAACTTCTTCTTCTGTGCAGACACCGACACAGCCAAGTGGGGATAGTGCAGCAGCACAAGCTACTTCTACAACTGCAACAGCTCCAATAGATACAAATGGATTGGTGGTTGGTAATCAGCCATCCTTCACTCAGCAACCAACCGAGGAAGTAACCGAGGTAACTCCAAACCAAGGTATTTCGATTGATTGGAGCAAACCTTATGCCGATATAGAGCAGAATCCTCTCTTGCAGCAGATGAAGCCTTATGACATCATGAGGGACTTCGAGAAGAATGGCAATGGCGATTGGGCTTCTTTTATGCCATGGCTTCAATCTCTTGGTGATGTGGATAAGACTGTAGCAGCCAATGCTGCTTTGCAGAAGAAAGCCGAGAGGCAAGCCAAATGGGAACAGTTGGGCAACCTTTTCCAACATATCGGTAATTTCTTCGGTACAGCTATCGGTGCTCCTGAGCAGAAAGTGGAATCAGCCCAGGCTTTGACGGAACGCCAACGCAAGCTGAGAGAAGGCACTGATGCCCTTCGACAAAAGGGATATGACCAGATGATTGCGAACATCTGGAAAGATAGAGCCAATAAGCAAGCACAGATGCAAGCAGAGGCAGCAGCTAAGGCTAATGATGCCCTTGCTGCTTATCGTGGTTCGCAGAAGGCACAGGAGGATGCTTTGACACCAGAAAAGGTGAAGACCGAACAGGCAAGGCAAGCTGCTTCTAATGCAGCAGCAGGTCTTTCCACCGCCAAGACTAAGACGGAAGACGAACTGAGAGGCAAGAAGAGCAACTTGCTTACCGCCCAAGCCAACAATGCGAATGCAGGAGCTGCTGAACATGCCGCAGGTGTGACAGTGAAGAAAGCGCAAGTAGGTAAGATAGCTGCTGAGACCGAGAAAGCCAACAGAGGCAACCAAGCCGATAAGGAAGCGGACGATTTCAATTCCAACTATGTGAACGACCCTGTTTTCAAGAAGCATGTGAATGAATGGGCTACACACAATGGTATGAATATCGGTGGCAATACTGATGGAAGAGGTGGAACTTGGGCTAACAAGTACAATCGCCAACAGGCATCCGCTTATGCTAGGGCTAAGATGGCTAAGGAGGGAAAGAAGCGAAAGAAGCGAACCGTTCGCCCTTATGGTGGAAAACCAGCCAAGGGTACTTCGAGCACAAAGGTAGATTATTCTAAGTATCAAAGAAAATAACATAATATATGGCAGACAAAGACAACAAATCTAAGTTGATTTATCACGTATGGGATAAGGACAACAACGAGTATGACATCCCTGACGAGGTTGTTCAGCAGCGAGGCATGGATAACTTCGCCAAGGACTTCGAGGGTGGCTATATCACCATGTTTGACGATAAGAAGCAGAAGGTGGATGTGCCTATTGAGGATGTGGGAGAATATCGTAAGCAAGGTTACATTTGGTATGATACCAGTGGAAACGCTACCCCTATCAACGAGGTAGGCAAGAAGCCTTCTCCTTCTTCATCTTCTCAGGGAACAGAACAGTCTCAATATCCTCAGGAGGTACTTGATGTTTTCAACTCTCCTGACAACAAGCCGGGCAACTTCAAGGACTTGGCACAGCTGAATGATGAGTATCAGCGAGGCGAGCTAAAGAAGCCTAGCTTGATTTCGCAAGCACTCGGCATGATGCCGAAGGTGGATGCAGGTAATATCGGCAGGGAGCAGAAAATGGGTGGCATGATTACCAGTATGCTTCTTGGTGGTAATGAGCAGCAAGCACAGCCGATGCAGCAGCCACAAGACAATAATCAGCAGGTGCAGCAGACCGCACAGGGGAATGCTAGCCAAGAACAGAAGCAGGAGCCAGCTCCTTCTATCCCTAGCGTAGTGAACGACAATACTTTGATGGATGCCAAGTTTGCTAACTATCTTGAAGATTGGAAGAAGCGACCAGATAAGGAAGGCAACTATTTTGAGAACTTCGTGGCTGACCTTGAAGCTGACGGTATGAATCCAGATGAGGCTCTTGAAGCTACTCGTAATGCGCAGAACAGATATGCTAATCGTTCGGCCATTGAAGTAACCAATAAGGTTGTTTCTGCTTTGGCAGATGATACAGTACAGGATGCCGAGAAGAATATCGAGGCTCAATGGTATAGCCATGGTGTGCAAGACAAATTGAAGCAGGAGGCATCGGCTATGGGTATAAGCTATGATGATTATGTGGCTTACTACTTGAAGCCAGCCATGGTTGAAAGCCTTGTGCAGAAGTATGGTCAGAACTATCGAAACATCGCTGAAGGCATCGCTACTCGCCTCTATTCTCACGATGAGCATGTACAGGACAGACTGATGAACCAAGATATCAATGATGCGCTTTCAGATGTTATTAGCAAGTATGTGAATCCTTCAGTGGTGGATGAGTATAACAAGGCGCAGGAGGCAGGAAGTAAGGCTTTTAATGAAGGTATGGAAGGAAGTCAGAACATTCCAGCCAGTCTTCGCCTTGGTACTGCCATCGCTTCTCAGTATGAGGCTAATCAAGCCAAAGACCCTCAGAAAACTCTCAGTGCATTGCAGAAGAAGTTTAATGGTCTTTACAAGAATCCTCAGTTTCTGAACGATATGAGCAATGCAGCCTTCAAGGTGATGCAGCGATATGGCATGAATGGAACTCTGAGCGGAAACCCTAAGCAGTTTAAGCCGATGATTGATGACGTGTTGAAGGCTCAGCTCAATCGGTTGGAGGTGAAGAATATGATACCAAAGGGTAGTGCAGAGTATATCATGAATACAGGCTTGGGTAATACCATTGTTGGCAAGATAACCCGAAAGTTGGTACAGACCGATTATCAGAACTGGTTGGAGGATATTGCCAATCAACAATATCAACCTGGCTTCTGGGAGCGAGTAGGCAGTGGAGCGTTGACCTTTGCAGGGGATGCTTGGAGTTATTGGCTTCCTGGTGCCGCAGGTGGCAAGGTAACCAAGAGTATGCTTGCCAAGGCAGAAGGGAGACTGGCTAGCGACTTGATGGCTAAGGGCATGGAAGCCAAGATGGCAGAGCGTGCAGCCAAGGTTCTCATTGGTAAGAGTAAGGGAATGGCGTTGAAGACAGGTGCTGCTCATGGTGCAGTAACCTTCGGTGGACAGTCGGCTATCTCCAAGCCTATTGATGAAATTTATCGTACTGGCCAGTTAGATGAGAATGGCAAGGTTTACAATCCTTCTGTGGGCAAGATTCTTGCCAATACTTTGGGCGAGGTGGTTAAGCAGAGTGCCGTAGGTGCCATTATGCAAGGTGGTACAATCGCCAATATGGTAGGCAAGGGCAGAGGCTTGGCTACCAATGTTCTTGCAGATGTAGGTGGCAAGGTGGTGGACTCTAGCATTATGACAGGTCAGCAGATGTTGGAGCGTATGGCACAGGATCCATCTTTCAAGCCTACAGGCAAGGATGCAGCTGAGAGTTTCTTGGAGAGTATGGCTAACCTTACTTCCATCGGTTTGCCTGGTATGGTGGGCAAGTATGCCCGATTCAAGGATGCCAAGGAGTTTAACCGCAAGTTTGACTTCAACGACCAAGATATTGCCGAGTTGAAGAGATTCGGCTATGATGATTTGCGTGATGCCTTCGAGAAGTTGGGCATCAATGGTTATCGTGCAGAGGGTGACGGTGTGCAGATGATGGGGCAGCTTACCGATAAGTACATGAACCTGATGAACGATAAGAGTGTGCCAGAGGTATTGAAGGCAAAGATGATGGCTGTGGTGGAAGGAAAACGCCCTTCTTCCTTCTCGCCAGTTATCGACTCTATCATCGTGCAGCCAATGGATAATGATGGCAAAGTATATCTCGAAACCTTGAATAAGGATGGTGGCATCATCGACCGCAAAGAGTATTCTTCGCTTAAAGAGGCTCAGAAGGCAGAGAAGAAGCTAGACTTTGAGAAGTCGCTGAATATCACTTCTGAGTATGAAAAGGCTTACCATACCGATGCCTTGCAGGACAGACTGAACACTGTATATGAGCAAGCTAGGGATAGGTATGCCGCAGGTGAGCAACTGAATGACGAGGATAAGGCTGCAATCTATCTTCATCAGAATGCCAGTGCCATCGGTGACATCATGCAGAAACAGCAGAAGGGCATGGAACTGACCGAGCAAGAGCAGCAGATGGTGAACAGTTATCGCCACTTCTATGATAGTGCTTTCGAGAATAGCCCTATCATGAAGGAGTATGTGCGCACCTTCGAGGATTCGCAAGGTGTGGAGCATGGTACGCTTCGCAAGGCTCTAGAGGGTGATGGCAAGTCTCGCACTGCCGACCAACAGAAACTTGTGGAGGAATACCAGAAGCAGCTCTATAACGACATCGTGCTGAAACGAGAAATGAACGATGCAAAGGAGCAGATGAATCAAAACTTGATTGAGGGACAGCGTGAACTGCCTGGTGCCACACAAGAAGGTGGTGCTTCGGCTCAGAATGCTGAGGCTACAGCGGAAAAGCCTGTAGATGCTTCTGTTTCTTCTGATGTTCCACCAACAGAACCGCCAACGCCTCCAGTTGGGGGTGAAACGCCTTCAAATGTGGAGGGTACACCTTCGGTGGAGAACGGTTCAAGTCCTTCTGATGCTAATACCGCTTCCAATGAAAGTAAGTCTAATGCCTATGTGATGGGACAGAATGCCTACCAGAATGGGGATGTTGAGGGTTTGAAAGCGATTGACCATAACGATGATTTGTCGAAGGCTAGATTGAAGCGTGCCTTTAGTGATGATGAGGCACAGATGAATGTTGTGGTGAAGGCGTATGAGGATGGCAAGGACATGGAGCAGTTTGTGGCTCAGAGTGCCAACTCAATGACTCCAGCACAACAGGATGCCGTGCGTAAGTATGTGGAGGCACAGGATGCCAAGAAAGGCGTTTATGATGCTCTGCAACATGCTGATGATGGCTATGGTGATGCCTTGAAGGAGCTTCTTTGGACTTATCAGACGGAAGACGGAAATATCGTGCCAGCTACCCTTACTACTGGTCAGCAGGTATTCTTGAAGAAAGCCAATGAGTATGGTGGGGGCTTCGTGGTTGTGCCTGATGAGGATGGAAATCCTGCCATCAAGCAGGTTTCTAGTGCCGAAATCAAGGAAGTGGGCACGCCTATTCCTATGGATGATTACATCAATCAGCAGGTAACTGAGCAGAAGAATGCTAGACAGCAGCAGTTCTTTGCCCAGTATGATGGCAGTGGGTTGAAGCCTAGCGACATTGTGGAGGTAGCCATGGAAGCAGGTGAGGAACCTATGCAAATGACCTTTGCAGGATATAGCGAGGATGGCAAGATTGTGCTTTCTGATGGCAAGGACAATATCGCACAGACCAAGGACGAGTTCAATGCTTGGCGACAGAATGCCCTCGATGCCTCTATTGGTGCAGAGCTGGATGCCGAGGACGCACAGCGTGCCAACGATGATGCAGCCAAGGCTGAGGCAGATAAGAAGCAACGATATAATGAAGGTATCGTAGGTTTGGGTATGGGACAGCCTGATTATTCCTCTAAGGACACAGAGCCAAAGGTGGCAGCTGAGTATCTACAGGAGCAATTTGGCAATGACCATGGTAAACTGATGAACCTTATCAGTGGTAGCCGTTCTGACATCAAGGAACAGTTGGATAACAAGAGAAAGGCAGCATCTGAATATGAGGACTGGCTATCTCTCAATGCCGACTTGGACCCAGAGAAGGCTCAGAAGGTGGAGAACGACTTGGCACTTGTTAATGAGCAGATTTCCGACCTTGAAACTCGTTATAAGAACTGGAATGCTATCCGCAAGGAGGTTATGACTCCAGAGGAGGCTAGAACCTTGAAGAATGAGCGCAAGGCTGAAATCGAGAAGGCAGGTGTGGACGAGAACGCAATTACATCTGCTGATGAGCGTGAGGTGGCTGTGCTAGACAATAAAGAATTGAAGAAGCAATATCCAACCATGGATGAGGCTAGCAATTATATTGCCTCTGAGCGCAAGCGCATCTATCATATTCAGAATGACGAGGTGCAGCCACAGATAGATGGTATCAATGAAGCCCTGGAGCAATATATGAATGATGACATTGATTATTCGGCTGACCAGTTGAAGGAATTGAACACAACCAAGGCGCAGTTAGAGGCTAGACAGACTAATCTATCTGCATCGGCAAAGGATTTGAAGGCACAGGATAAGTTGCTCAATACTCTATATCGTGCAGAGAATAAGGAGGAGAGAGCCAAGGCGATGGAAGAATTGACTCCTTCTGAGCAGCGCAAGGTTCTTGTGGCTGATGCGTTGAAGAAGAATGACCTTGGAGTAATCAAAGAGATATACAAGGATGCCTCTGTTGATGTTATGGACTTAACGCCTCAGACTTTGGAAGAGGCTGTATCTGAATCTTTGAGTCCACATAGCTTGAATCCGGAATCTCTTCAATATGAGTTGGGCAAGAGTAATTTCAAGTTTGGTATTGGCAAGCGGTATGATTCTAATAAGTTCAATTATCTTATTGCCAAGAAAGGAACCGGTATGTCGGTTAATGAATTTGCCGTGAGAGTGTACAATGACCTTCCTGTAAACTTGCAGGATATGGGATATTCTGACCAAGATGTGAGAAACACCTTGCTGGATATGTTCAAGTCCTACGACAACGTGAAGGATATGCGTAACGTGGTACTTATGAACCGTATCGCTGCTGCTGAGGAGGAACTTTCAAGCGAGGAAGAGTATTATGAGGAACAGAAAGAGCGTGAAATTATCGAAAGACAGGCAGAAAATCCAGATTATTATGCTTATCTTGAAGATAATTCTGTACCTTTGCCGTCAGAAAACGAACTTAACCATATTGCTGGTATGGAATATGACCGCATGATGGAGATTGAGGAACGTGAGCGTGAGTATAAAGAATATGTTAAATCAATTTTACCAGAAATAGCAGATTATGATGACAGAAGCAATGAAGAAGGATATGGAGGAGGCGGTGGCCTGGGTAGCGACTCTTCACGGAGAGGAGTTGATGAAGGAAATCGCAATCGCCAAGAAGGTGGTAGCAGAGAAGCATCTGCTGAGACCGAGACTGGAGCGTTACATAATAGCACAGGCGAAGGGAGACAAGAGATTAGCAGCTTGGCATCTGGCGAAGGCTCAGCTGATAGAACTCCACATCTACCGCAAGAAGCATCCTTCGGAGAACGTTTAAAGAATGCCATTGCCGAGACTGAGCCTAACCCTTCTGAGGCTCAGAAGAAGGCAGGTAACTATAAGAAGGGACATTTGTCATTTGGTGGCTATGACTTTACTGTAGAGACACCGAAGGGCACTACACGTAGCGGTAAGGACGAGCAGGGCAAGCCTTGGAGCGTGACCATGCACGACACTTATGGCTATATTTTGGGCAAGATTGGCGTGGATGGTGACCATATTGATATGTTCATCAATGATGCTGCTGACCTTGATTCTTTTGATGGTAACGTTTATGTTGTTGACCAGGTGAACCCAGAGACTGGTGAGTTTGACGAGCATAAGGTGATGTATGGCTATCCTTCTGAGGAGGCTGCTACAGAGGCTTATCTTGCCAACTACTCCAAAGGCTGGAAGGGACTCGGTAAGGTTACTGCTGTGCCAAAGGCAACCTTCGATAAGTGGTTAGAGTCTTCCGACCGCAAGACTAAGCCATTTGCGGACTATGCAATGATTAAGAAAGGTGCTCATCAGGACTTTATTTCAGATATGGAATATACATACGAGAATGATGTGCATCCTTCGGAGGAAGATAAGCCTAAGATGCAGAAGTTTGCAGAGCGTTTGCTTGATTTCCACCAAGATAGAGAAGATAAGCCTGAGTATGGATATACTATGCTTTCTTCTAACATCAATGGGGATAAACTCTATCCAAGCGAAAAAAAATGGTTTGGTACAAAGAAGTATCGCCAGGGTGTTTCTTGGGTAGATAAGGACAATGTATGTGCTTATGAGTTGAATCCTCGCTTTAACGCTAGGGGGTATCTTACTGCTGTAGGCGTACATAAGTTAGTGCCTCTTGCATCTTTTGACCGTGATGTGAAGGAGGTGAAGCCATCTGAAATGACGGAGGCGCAGAAGGTAGCGTTTGATGCTGTATCGACCATGCTAAAGAAGGCTGGCATTCCGGTGAAGGTGGTTAGTAACGAGGATATGGAGAAGGTGGCTGAGGCGCAGGATAATCTGAATCTTGCCATGTTGCTGAATCATCCTGAGATGAGATTTAAAATCAAGACTCCGGAGGAGAAGCAGGCTGCTGAGAATGCTTATAACTTTGCTAAGGAGTTGCGACCAAACAAATGGGCGCAGTATGCCGTGGTGGATATGAGCAATCCGAATAAGATGCCGGAGTACTACCAGAAGCAGGAGCTGGCAAGAAAGGAACGTACCTACCTGAATAAACTGATGTGGGGTAACTATAAGGTTTTCAATCTCAACAAGAGCTTTGAGGACAATGTAGCTGGGCTTACTGGCTCTTTTCCTTCTGAGTTTGACCCATATAAGATTGACGAGCAGACCAATAAGAGAAACGAGTTAAAGAAGCAGATTAAGGAGACAGAGGATGCTTATAACTCAACCGGACAAGAACGTAACAATTATCAGATTCAGTTGATGAAGGAGTACATGGATGAGCATGGACTGGCTTCTGAAAACGATATTCCTGATGATGTTTGGAGTAAATTGAATGATAAGGCTCATGAGAAATATCAAGATAAGCTTGATTCCTTGTTTGCGACATATAAGGATTTGGACAGACAGTTGAAGGCTATTGTACAGCCAGGAGTGCAGTATTTGAAGGGCAAGGGTGTGGTTTATGGCTACACTGATGGCAAGGAGATTGTACTGAATCAGGAGCATCTGAATCCTAATACACCTATCCATGAGTATCAGCATCTTTGGCGCACTGCTGCCAAGAACATGAATCCGGAGCTTATTGAGCATGGTGATAAACTCATCATGCAGACCCAGCTGTTTGCCGACTTGAAGGAGGACCCTAACTATAAGCATCTGAGCGATGATGAGATTTGCGATGAGGCTTTTGCTCGTCTGACTGGTGAGGATGGTGCTGCCATCCTGGAACAGATGGCTAAGGATGCTATCAAGGAGAATCCGCTTGATACAGCCAAGGAACTGAGTGTTATCAATAAGTTGAAGGAGTGGTTGAAGAAGTTCTGGTATTGGACTCTTGATACATTTACGAAGTGGAAGCCTGAGGACATTAAGAAAATGACCTTGGAGGATATTCGTAACCTTGTGCTGAGAGACTTGGCGCAGGGAGTGGACCCACGTACCGTGCTGAAAGGTCAAATGACCAAGGACGAAGCTGTGTCTTTACGCCAGCAGATGGCTGATAATGCCGAGCCTGAAAGAATCCTCGAACATACAGAGGATAACTGGTTACAGGATTTCGGCAAGGATGGTCGTGTCAATACACCAATAGGTAGCATCAAGTTAGGTGAAAACCAATATAAAAAGGCTGGTAGAGAAGACAGAATCAAACGATTTGGTCTATTGAAACCTACCTTGGAGCGTCCAGATGTTATCTTAGAGAAGCCTGCTCCTAAAGAAGGTGCAGAAAGACAGACCAAGTATCTGTTTGTAAAGTCTTTCAAGAAAGTAGACGGAACAAAGATTCTGAACTTTGAATCAATCACCGTAAAGCAAGGCGAGGATGAAGTTTCAATCAGTGCCCATCAAATAGAGCCTTCAAAATTGTTGAAAGAATTAACGGAATCAAAAATGCTATGGAATCGTTTCAGAGGCGATTCTAATTCCTTGGGCGAGAATCAAGGTTCGGCATTAACTCCATCCGCAAATAACCCAAGCGGAAAGGATAGCGTCCTGAATCCTCATAGCGATGCAAAGATACGCAATTCCTTTGAAATCACCAAGGAAAATGGTGGAAATTTATCTGTGGAGGATAAAATAAAAGCTGTATCTCAGCAATTTGGGGTTGATGAGGCTGATGTGGCCATGTATGCCAATGCTATTAAGAAGGGTTCTACCGCAGAGGCTGCACGTGCCAGAGCCAATATAAAGCGTCACTTGATGCAGGTAAATGAAGGTAACTTTTTCTCATTTAAGGATGTTGTTAAGTACACCAAACCTATAAATGAAGCCTTGAAGGAGAACTTTGGCGACCTTGATGCAATGATTGAGGAACGAAGAAAGCAGGTTGAAGCAGAGCGTAATGCTATGGAAGCTGCTAGAAAGAGAGCAGAGGAAGAGGAAGCCAAGCGCAAAAAGCACTTGGAGGAACTTTCTTTGATTCCTGATGATAAACTTGACAAGCAGTATATGGATGCTCTTGCCAAGGGTGATGATGCTACAGCCAGGGAAATGCTTGATGAGGCTGCCAGACGTAAGGGATATGACGATACCGAAAGCGCATATCAGGGCGTAGGTGCATGGGCTGCACCGGGAAACCCTGGATATGAAAGCGACAAGGCGAGACGTGACGATTGGGAATCCAGTGGCTCAGATGTAAACCTGGAGGATATGGCTTTGGGGTACACTCCTCAGCCGGATGATTACTTCTCTCACCCTGAGCGTTATTCGCAGAACACTCCTCATGGATTGGAATCTGTGAAAGCCATCAATACGGCTATTGATGCCATTAAGAATGGCGAGAAGGATGTTAAGGTAAAGGTTTATCGTGCTGTTCCAACTTCTGTGAAGGAAGGAAAGTTGCGTAATGGTGACTGGGTTACTCCTTCTAAGAAATATGCCGAAATGCACGGAACGAACCGACTGGATGGCAAATATCGTATCATTGAAGACGAAGTTCCGGCTACTCAACTGTGGTGGGATGGCAATGACGCAAACGAGTTTGGCTTTGATGATGGCAAGGCGTATAAATACAAGAATGCCAAGAACAACAGAAAGTTGAACGACCTTGTTACCTATGATGATGAGGGTGACGTTATTCCTCCTTCTAAGCGTTTCAATTCTCGCAAGAGCGATATTCGCTTCATGTTTGCTGGAGAGAAGGGAGCTGCTGAGGCTGATAAGGCTGATGAGCAAACTATCCGCATGGATAACCTGGATGTGGCTAAGCAGATGGAAGAGGCAAAGAAGGATGCCAAGGCTATCAAAATGGCTACAGGATGGGAGAAAGGCGTGGATGGCAAGTGGAGATACGAAATGCCTGATGCCAAGATAAAAGATACTCTTGATGTTGGCGGTGGAAATATCGTGAAACGTAATGAGGAGGATATGCTTTGGAATGGTGGCAAGCTGGAAAAAGCGATTGATGCGCCTGAGTTGTTTAAGCTCTATCCTCAGTTGAAGGATGTGCGTATTAATACGGATGCCATTATGAATGACATGCCTTCAAATGGAGAATACAATCCACAAACAAAGACTATTACCATTCATGCGGATGAATTAAAGTATCTGAATAGCATTCTGAATCATGAAATTCAGCACGTAATTCAGCATGAAGAGGGTTTTGCGCATGGTGGCACACCCGAACAGGTGGAGAGAGATTTCAATGCTGCTAAGGCTGAATGGAAGGCACGTTCCTATGCCTTTGAATTGGAAGAGAAAGCCAAGGAAATGGGTGGTGAGTACAACCAATCTGAGGTAGAGAAAGCTCTTATCCAAGAATATAAGGACATGGATATGCCTGAGTTCATTCCTGACAAGGAAACCCGAATTAAGGGATTCAACTACTTCGCACGTGGCTATGCAGACAGAAGTATGGATGATGCCATTAAGCGTTTCCGTTTGGATAGGTTCCAACGTACAGACTTTGATTCTTACCAAGAATATAGAAAGTTGGCTGGTGAGGTTGAGGCTCGTAACGTACAGAAGCGTTTGGGTATGACCGATGAGGAGCGCAGAAACTCGTTAGCTTCCGAGACGGAGGATGTGAACCGTGATGAGCAAATCGTGATGAATGGTAATGATGCTAGCTATAGCATCGTGAAAGACCCTGAGACCATCAAGAAGCTGGATAAGGAAGATACGGTGAAGGTTTATCGTGCCATGCAGGTAGGCGAAGATGGAAAACTCTATCCACCGATGGCTGCAAAGGTGAAGGGCAAGTTTGTGGAACCTATCGAACTCGGTAAGTGGGAACAGGCAGATGAGCGACCAGAACTTGCTGATGATAAGGGTATGTTTACCCTCAACAAGGGTAATGGTAAATCGCTTAAGGCTGCTTACAATCCTTACCTTCATACTTCTCGCACTCCACTGAATGACCAGTTTAGTGAGGCTCAGTATCGCCCTAACATCGTAACCGTAGAGGTTGAGGTGCCAAAGAGCGAGTTAACCAGTGGCTACAAGGCTGATAAAGCCAAGGATGCCGTGGGTGAAGTAGAGTGGAAGGCTGGTATCATCCAAGGACAGCTGACAGGCAAACGCAAAGTGGTGCTTTCTCGTTGGGATAAGCCTGTGCGTATCGTGCCTGACAGCGAGGTGGCTGATGTTATCGTCAATGATATGTTCAAGGGCAAGAATATCACTATGCCTTCGAATGTGGTTACTCCAAGTCTGAGAAAAGAGTTAGAGAAGCGAGGTGTGCCATTTGTGGAGACCGATAACAGAGGCAGAATCGTAGGAGGTGAGAATGATGGTGTACATTATTCCAAGGTGTACGGTAAAAATGCGCAATCTCCTATCTTGGAGCAGAAGTTGCAGAAGCACCCTGATTCGCTGATGAAGGCCGGCACCTACTTTAGTGGTGGTGGACTGGTAGAAGAGGGATTGAAGGGCATTATCGACCCAGTGGTGGCTGTGGAGTATGACCGAAAGATAAGTGGCGTGTATCGCAACAACTTCGGACAGCATATTGTTACGGCTGACGTGAGAGACGTGGACCCTAAGGAACTGGTGAAGCATATTGATGGCGAGGTGGAGTATTTCCATGCTTCGCCTGTATGCAAGAACTACTCTCAGGCTAAGAGCAATGGGGGCGAGGTGGAGCTTGACAAAGAGACTGCCAAGAGTACTGCCGACTTCATTGATGCCGTGAAACCGCGAGTGGTGACTATCGAGAACGTGAAGGGCTACAAGGACTCTGAGGCGATGAAGATTATCACCCAGGCACTGGATAAGAACGGCTACAAATGGGATGCTGACGTTTATAATGCCGCAGATTTTGGTGGTTATACCAGCAGGGAGCGACTGATTGTTAGAGCCGTGAAGGACGGAGAACTGCCGGAGAAGCCTAAGAAGCAACCACGCAAGGGTGGATGGCTAGAGGCTGTGGAGGATATTCTTCCTACCCTGACGGAGAAGAAAAACGGTGTGGCACCATGGATGGATGCCAGACTGAAGGCTGACGGAATCGACTGGCAGAAGGTGGAGAAGCCTCTTTATGTAATGGGCAGTGCCTATGCCGATGGAAAGATTCCTCATGCCTATGGGGATGAGATTCTGCCAACGCTGAGAACCAAAAGCGGAGACGTTATCATCATGCCGGATGGAAAGGTGTTGCGTGCTGATGGCAGGGTATTGGCTAGAATAACCGGACTGGGCGATGACTATCTGTTGCCTAAGACGGAATCTTTGGCGCATACCATCATTGGCAATGGTATTCCGGTGCAGTTGACCAAGGGCGTGATTGCTCCTCTGCTGAATAAGGATGACTTATCCGGCAGAAATGTGCTGGCTAGACTTGGCAGCTCTATCTTTAAGAATAACTGGGATGCTGACATGCAGGAACAGGTGAGTGACCGGGTGGTGAACACTGCCAACAAACTGGGTGGTGCTGAGGCTACGGTTTACACTTCTCTGGATGAGGTTCCGGATGCTTATCTGAGTGATGTGAAGAATGGGGCTACCGGATGGTATGACCCAACTACGCATACAGTTTATGTTTATCTGCCTAACTGTGCTGATGCCGATGAGGCTCAGAGAACCGTCTTCCATGAGAAGATAGGACATGAGGGTATGGAAGTGCTGCTGGGTGGTGAGCAGGGCGTGAGAAAGTTTGCGGACTTCGTATATAAGTCTGTAGATAAGAAGACGAGGGGCAAGATTCTCGACTTCGCTCATCAGTATGATCCAGGTTGGAACAATCCTGACCGCATCAATATCGGTACGCAGGAGTATATCGCACATCTTGCAGAGGAGGGTCCAACTACAGCTGAGGACTTTTCTCTGTGGACTAAGATAAAGCATTATCTCATCAAGGTGCTTAAGAAATTGGGCATCCGTGTGCCTGGACTTCTGAACGACAAGGATTTGAGATATTATCTGATGAAGGCAGGTAAGGCTTTGCACGTTTGGGACAATATGCCGAAGGAGAAGCAGGAGGCTATGATGGCACAGGCTAGCAATGCCGAAATCAAGGATGCGCTAGCTGATGGTGCTGGCAAGGGCAAGCCGAGACAGAAGAAGGGCGAGAGTGCCATCCAATACATGAAGCGAGTGATGGAATGGAAGCGATGGAAGGAAGCCCGAGAGGATAAGGAAGACCCAGAGCCACCTATGTTCTATGACTTCGATAAGGATGCCGAGGGCAAGAAGGAATGGGAACGCCTTATCAAGGAGAACCCTATGGCTGATATGTTCGCCTTCGAGAAGCAGAAGCAGGACGAGGCTAGACAGAAGTACGAGGACTGGCTGACTAGACATGAACTGAACGAGCAGAACGATGCCGACCTAGACTTGTACGAGGGCAAGATATACCCAGCCGAGACCAATCCGGAGGCTGATGCCCTGGAGCTGCGAGTGATGCAGGACTTGGCAGAGGTGACTAGTACCGATGTGAGCAAGGAGGGAGCTGCAACCACCGTGAAACATGCGGTTATCCATCGTAGAAAGAATATGGAGGAGGCTAGCGCAGACGATGCCATCTATATCAATGATGTGAAGAACAGCATCGAGAAGATGGCTGAGAGCGGTGCTTTCGATAAGTTGCTTTCCGACTACCAAGGCAAGCCAAACAAGGCTGAAATGCTAGCTGAGGCTATACCTTATATAATAGAGGCACCAAGACGCATCAGAGAAATCGCCTACAAGCTGAACTCTACAGGTGTGTTTGGTGAGGGACATATCCATATCACTCCTGACGATGTGGAGGCTATACAGGAACTTCGCCCACAACTTGCCGAGGTGACTGCCAAGAAGCACACGGAGCTGAAGGATGGAAAAGAGGTAGAACTCTTCGATGATATGAAGGGCGCATCCGAGGTGGCTAGCAAGATGGCTGACATCATCAATGGCAACCATGAGAAAGAACCTGGATTTGTGCCTATTGATGGTACGGACATCTTGAATAAGAATGTTTTGCCTATCATATTGAACCGTATCACTCCTTACGGTGTGGACTACAAGAATCTGAGCGAGCCGATGAAGAGCGTGCTTGATTCCATCAGAGACTGGTATAACTATACCTTCGACTGGTTGAAGGACAACAATACCTTGAAGGCTGACACTGGTTTCACCGTGGACTATGTAAACCACCTTTGGGATAAGGAGAAGTCTGACAAACAGGCGTATGCCATGTATGTGGAGAACCGACAGCGCACAAAAAGCCCGAACGAGAAGCCACGCCAGATAAACACTATCATGGAAGGCTTGGAGGTAGGACTTGTGCCTAAGACCACGGACATCACCAAGATGATGGCTTACTACAGCAGAAGTAATATCGAGGCTTGGGCTAACAAGACAATGCTCCAAGAGGTGAGCGGACTGAACGTAATCGAGCGCAACGAGGACGGAGAGATTATTTCTTCTGACCCATTGCTTTCTTCGGTTGCACCTTTCAACTTGGAGCAATACAAATACTTCGAGATTCCTGGTGTGGGTCCTGTATGGGTATATAATGTATCGCCTAAGCAGATGAAGGTGAAGAACCCTATCACTGGCAAGGATAAGGTGCTCTATTCGGAGGCAAGTGCAGGAGATAGATTCGGAGTCGTATTCGATACCTATCAGTCAACTCCTTTCTGGAAGGCGTTTGATACTATGGCATCGAGCATGAAGAAGTTGGAGTTGGGCTTCAGTGGATTCCATGCAGGAGCACTGACCGAGGTGTATATGGTGCAGAACATGGTGGAGTATGGACCTAAGAAGGCACTCGCCAACTTTATGAAGTACATTTTTGCTGATACGATGAAGAATCATCAGTTGCCATGCTTTGCCAATCCGCAGGACTTCCAAGAGGCAGCTACTCACTTGGTGAAGTTTGGAGCGACCAACGACTATGCAGCAGCGGATGTGCAGAACATGTTTGACAACATGCGCGATGCGATGATGAAGGTGCAGGAGAAGTTGAAGGACGGAAATGGAATTTCCGGAACGGTGGCTTTGGCTACTATGCCATTGAAGGTGGCAACGCAGATGCTTTCGCTCATCAATAAGGGCATGGATAGAGCCTTGTGGGATTTCCTTCATGACGGACTGAAACTTGCGACCTACCGGATGAGGGCAGACAAGACCAAGGAACGTGCCAAGAAGAAGGGATGGACTGAGGAGGAACTGAGCCGGGCTTTGGACGAGGACGGACAGTTTGTGAACGATATGTTTGGCGGTCAGCACTGGGATGTACTTGGTGCCAGCCATCGAACCTTGCGCTATGCAGGAAGAGTTCTTCTTTCACCAGACTGGAACGCTTCTACTACTCGCCACTTCCTTGCACTCACAGGATATGGCTCTGTATGGAACGAGGCTACCTTGGAGAACTTCAAGGGGTATTACAAGAGTCTCTATCATAAGAATCTTACTCCAGAAGACGAGGGCAGAAGGGCTAGACAGATTTCTTCGCTTCTCTGCTATGGATTGGGCTTCATGGTGTTCTACGAGGCTATTGCCAACGGTATCAATGCAGCCTTTCGTGCCCTGGACGAGGAGAAGGAGCGCAAGAAGGCTGAGGAGATAAGGAAGACCAACCCTAACTACCGTAGCCCTTACGAACTGGCTTATCCTGATGGCATGAAGTGGTATGACTATCTGATGAGGGGAAACAGCCTAGGACAGCAGAGCAAAATCTTTATGGGCAGATATGTGGACGGAACGGAAATGTATATCCGACATGGTAAGCAGTTCCGAGAGGTGCCTGAATATCTCTTCAACCATAAGGGAGAACTAGAGTTCCCTGGTCCTATGGTGCAGCGAATGATAGGCAAGGCGAACCCAATGGTGAGAATGACCTTGGACGATATAAACTATCTGAGCGACTTCCAAGCCAGCCATGCCGACCAAGAGATACAGAGAAAGTATGGCAAGGCCATCGGACTGCTCTACAAGGATGCGCTCTACTGGGCACCGTTCTTGATTCCGAGCCAAGAGAACAAGGAGTTTAAGGCAGTGGACTTCTTCTTCCCATCCTCAAAGGGATTCTCTCCTTGGAAGGCTCAGAGCTACTTCAAGGACTTCATCCTGAGCGGTGACATGGAAGGCGTGGTAATGACCTACCAGAGCTGTGAGCGCAATGGCATTGACCCAGAGGAGCAGATAAAAGCAGCCATCGGTAGCGTGAAGGCATTGGAGAGTGCTGAAATGAAGGATGGCATTACTTCCTTGCAGGTGGCTAGCGAACGCTTCGATGAGGCTAAGAGTATCACGGAAAAGAAGAAGATGCGCCAGAAGATGAAGAAATTCCTCTCTCAAAGCGAGTATAAGGCATTCACCCAGAAGGAGGCACTGGACATGGTGCAGAGCTACCTGAATGGGGAGGATGATTTGAAGGAGATGGAAAAGGCTGAAAACAAGTACTTGATGAAGGCGAAATCGGAGGATGTGACAGAGGACTGGAGAATACAGGCTGTATGGAACGGAACGATGGAGACCTACGATGAGTATCTACGCTTGAAGGATGTTGACAAGGCGAAGGCAAACGCCTTCAAGAACAGCAAGACCAACAAGCGACTGTTTGCAGCTAGAAAGGCTATCTCTGCTGCCAAGAAGAAGATGAACAAAGCCAAGAAGCAAATGGACGGTCAGAACGATGCCGCCAAAATGGTGGAGATTCGCAAGACCAGAAAGGAGCTGTTGAAAACATTGAATGAAATGGAGTAGCCCGGCATGATAAAAGCTACGAGGGCTTACTCGATACTCAGAAAAAGAAAAGGGACTTGCTTCACAGCGAGTCCCTTTTTGATAGTCGTAAAATTCTAAATTCCAAATAAATTATATTTTCATAAAAAAATGAAAATCGTATTTTGAAGATGTTGGAGCGATGACTAACCTATCTGGGCGGGTCCGTTGGCTTCTGCCTTCTTTGGCTTTGCCCAATCGATGTAACGCTTCATGGCTTCGTCCATGCTCTGCTGTTCACTCTTTGGAGCTTCTTTCTTTTTTTCTCCCCAAAGACGGTGAGCAATATCATCCAAGCACCACTGCCAATCGTCTCGAAGGGTGATAACCTTGGAGCTTGGCATGATGGTGACATCTGCCTTTGGTGGGTCAACATGCTTTGTGTTGCCATCTTTGTCGGTCTCTTCCTTGGTGTAGATAGAGGAGAATGGTACATTATTGTCGTTAAGAAACTTTTCCACATCCTCCTTCTTGTTGTCACAGAGAAGGATGCAGACGGAAACCTTATTCTTCTTCAAGGTGGTGAGGGCTTCTTTCGCCTTGCCTACCAGGGATAGGTTGCCTTTATCATCCTTGGTGATGACGCAGGCTTCGTGAACATTGATTGATTTACTCATACTATCTAATATATTAGAAATTCTACATTTAAAAGAATTGCGGAACAAAAATAAGGGGAAAATATGAGAAAGTAATGTTAAGTTGCGCAACTTATCACTAAGAAGTGAGAAAAAGGCGGTATTTTTGGCGAAAAATTAAGAATTATGCCAGATAATCGTGTTATAAATGATATTTCGAACTATGCCGAGCCTGGACCTGACTCCCTGGAGGGAGTGAGCAGGGAGCGGTTTGCCCAGACGGACAGCAACCTTCGGCTGATAGAATGGGCTTGCCAATACTTCTATGATGGCGCAGAGCTGAGAAAGAAGTGGAAGCGAGCGCAGGACTTCGTGATGGGCAGACAGCTGGAAGAACTGATAGAGTGGAACGGCAGAAAGATAAGCATCCGTCAGTATATGGAAATGAAGGGTATGCCTATACTGGAATATGATGTGATAGGTGACAAGCTGCTTTCTCTCGTAGGACTTGTGCGCCAGCAGCGCAGTACAGCCTCTTGTAGTGCCGTAGACCCCAACGAGGAGGACTATATCAATTTCTTCAATGAATACCTTCGGCAGAACGACAACTTGAACGACCGACAGGAGCTAGATGCCAGAATGTTTTATGCCTTCTGTGTCTTCGCCTTCGTGGGCATGAAAACCTACTATGGCAGGAAGGATGGCAAGAATGGCATCTTTGACTACATGGTGGACATCTTTAAGATAGCGTTGCCACCTTTCTTCAAGTATGACCTGAGTGACATAGAATTTATCGCTGAGGCTCACGATTTGACTTGGCGAGAGATAATCGCCACCTTCACCGATGGAAGCAAGGCTGAGGTGGACAAACTGAGCGAGATATATCTACAGACACAGCATCATTTCGCTCCAGAACAGACTTATCACCCGAATGGTGAAGCGCAGTATGCAGGGATAGACGATTTCACCCATTCTTCGGTAATCGGCAAGTACAGGGTATTGGAGATATGGACGAAGGAGACTAGACCAGCCATCTGGGTGCATGACTGGGATGCAGGAACAAGCGGATATGCCTCTCCTGACCAACGAGTTTTCTACGAGGAGAAGAAGCGGAAGCTAGAGGAAGCCAACATCATGAAGGACGAGAACGGTCTGCCTGTGCTCGATGAGAACGGTGAGCCTATCTATTATGTGGACCCATCAGAGCTTAAGACCATCGAAATGAAAGATGAGGTTGAGACCTATTGGTACAGAAGATACCTAACTCCGAATGGCTATCTGCTGGATGCTAGGGAATCGCCTTACTATGTTCTGAGAGACGGTTTCAGAACTTCCATTATGCCATATACCTTCGTGGCATATCCTTGCCTGAATGGCGAGGTAAGAAGTTTTTCGATGCGTGCCGAGAATAATCAACGCACCTTGAACCACTATATGATGATGATAAACTTCATTGTAGCGAATGGTGCCAAGGGTACGATGCTTGTGGATGAGAATGCTCTGAGCGAAAAGCAAAGCATCGATGAAATGCAAGTGAACTATACCAAGACGGATAGCATCATCTTGTGGAACTCAAAGAACGGAGGCAAGCCACCGCAGACTTTGGTCAACAAGAGTATTCCAGCAGGAGTTGACTTCATGGTTAACTTCGCCAAGACCATGGCAAGTGAGGGTACAGGCGTGCAGGGTGCTCTGCAAGGCGTTCATCGCAACACTAGCGGTAAGCAATACCAACTGGAAAGGGAAAGTTCTTCTACCACAATACAAGATTTTGTGGAGAGCTTCAATAACTTCAAGGTGAGAATCGCCAAGAAGAAGCTGTATCTCATACAAGAGTTTTGTACCTCAGCGGACAGCGTGAAACTGACAGGGGACGATTTCGAGACACATTTCAATCCTGAAACCATGAGGGATATGGACCTTGATGTTTCAATCGACTTGGACGCTTACAGCCCACTTATCAGAAATGCTAATAACGATATGGCTTGGCAGATGATGGTTAGCGGTAAGATGGACCCATATACGATGCTGACCGTAGGACAATTCCCTGGTACTAGCAGAATGAAGAAGTACTTCAAGGAACAGCTAGAGAAGCTACAGGCGATGCAAGCGCAGCAGCAAGCGAATGGCGAAATGCCTACAGCAGGAGCTGGACAACAGCAAACAGGTACGCCAGCAACACACTTGAAAGATGCAAGCGATGGTGTAAATGACTTGGCAACTTTGCCATCATCGGGCACATAAAAGGAAAGTTCTTAGAATCATAATAAACTCTTAAGTTTTTAGTTAGTAGATTGTTTTTAGGTTTTAGTTTAAAGGTAAAAAAGATGAGGAAGAGGAGACCGTGATGGCTTTCTCTTCCTTTTGTTTTGTGAGGGCTTAGGAGATACCATGTTTCTTCTTGTAGGAACGTAGCTTTTCCATAGGGACGGAAACACGGTACATGTAATACTCTTGCCACTGTTTCAACTTCTTGGCTCTGACCTTGTTGTCGGCATCACAGCCGATGGCTCCCCATTTGGACGGGGTGTAGTAGTAGGAGGCAGCCTTGATGTCTTTCACGTTCTTGAAGTAGCGTGTAGCCTTCCACTTGCCAAGCTGGACTAGGCGACGGTAGGCGAGCATACCCTTGCGGTTGGGGTCGTAGGTCATAATCGCCCAATCCTTGTGGGACTGGTCGTAGAGCATGTAGAAGCGAGGCGCACCACCTTCCTTGTACTTAGCAAGGGTGGCTTTCACTCCCTTCTGCCACATACGAGTGGAGCGGAAGAGTTCGATACGAGTAACAATAGGTTGGTAGATGGTTATGACCATCTTACGCAGCAGGTTTGAATAACTTTGTTTCATTTTTCTTTTTACTTTTAATTGTTAACTTATATGGACAGGCGATAGAATCGCCTGGAACGGTGGCTCAGGGAGAGGGCTAGCTGCCACCACCTATGCCTGACAGCTCGGCTACTACAGGTGGGCGGTTGCGGAGGCGTTCTCGCTCTATGTCGGACTTAGAACGGAATGGGATGATTTCTGGGGCTGGCATGTCCTTTTCTACGTAGAGGGCGATAGCTCTAGCCATCACACGGTCATCGTGCTTGCCTGCAATGGCACCGTAGCAGTCGTTCTGCTTGTAATAGAGGAAGTAGGTGCATTCATCAATGGCTGCAAGCTCACGTTCCATATAGCCACCATCTCGGATGATGCGTGCCATGGTCTTCACTACTGCCACCTTGGTAGCCTTGTTAGTATTGAATCCCCATTTGGTCTCAATGTTCTTCACCTTCTTCAACTTGGACTGGGACGCACTATATAGATTGTGGTAGAGAGGAAGGAGGATGGGGAAGAACAGCTCAGACTGGTTGCCCTCGGTATTGTTCATGCGAGAGTACGCGGTATTGTTCTCGATAACCAGGAAGGCATCATTAAAGAAATGAGCAATCTGGGCGCAACGCATGGCGAGTTGGTCGGCATCGCAGTGACCATGCCATTCGGCTACAATCTCGGGAACACCACCATAGATTTCATCGTAGCGGTCGAGCACCACGATGTCGGAGAAGTCGGAGGTTTTATGTGAACCACCAATATCGCAGGCTACAACGTAACGGTGCTTGACAATCTCGGAGTTGTCGGGTCCAGCCCAAACTTTGAGAGGTCCACCGGAACGTTCTACAAAACGGATGTTGTTCATGCAAGCAGGGTCGGCTGCATCGTAGGAATCGCCCTCGATGTCGCCCACCATGATAGGCTCGATACCCTTGCAGTCCTCTTCCATCTCCTTCAACTTGTAAGGGTCGAAAACAGTAGTACCAGAGAAGAGGAAGGCTTCCACGTCATCGGAAGGATATTCCTGGCGCATGCCATCCAAGTCGCTGTACTTCTTACACTCATTCACATACCAATGGATGCCTTCGAGGGTTGCACCCTTGATTTCCCAAAGCCACCAGAAGTAAGAGCCATGATATTGCTCATCCTCACGATTCTTGTAGAGCCAAAGAACGAAATCAATCTTTTCTTGCTCAGACTTGAAAGGAAGGATATACTTCTCGATGTCGAACCATGGAACGAAGTAAGGGGTATAGATGGAAAGGCGATTGCCGTCCTTGTCGAAGGAGTTGGCACGCACCCATTCATCATGAAACTCATTTTCACGCCCATTAGGGGTAGACTCTCGCACGATGAAGGTGTAAGGTCTCGTAACATTGATAGGCGAGATTGCGGCATTGACAACCTTCTGTGGAGTCCACTCTGTAGTGTTAGGGAAAAAGGCTTCCTCGGTGATGTGAGCCATAGCTGCATCGGCAGAACGGCAGGACTCAGGGTTACGAGCCGAACCTGTCTGTATCTTGCAGGAGCGAGGGATGAGGTACTTGATATTGTTCTGAGTGCTTGATGTGCGGAGTTTGCGAGAATCTTCCTTGAAAGTCTCTCCAATCTCATAGTAGAGCCATGTAGGGATGGCATTCGCCAATTTCTCGTACATATCGAACACCTGGGTAGCAGATGAAGACTGGTGACCGATGATGTTACTATTCCAGTTGGTCTTCCAGAACATCTGAATCCAGAACATGTAAACCTCTGTATCAGTAGAACCACCCCATTGGCGACACTTCAAGAGGATAATCAAGATACTGTGCAGCTCACCATGAAGGCGTTGCCGTTCGAAATCCTTGGTGAGACCTATCTGTGCATGGTTGAGAAGAAATGGTATATCATCGCCACCATCCTTATTCTTGATTCGGGCATAGGCATAGGCGAAGAAATAAAAATCGTGCTTACAGCGCAGACGGATGAGATAACGGAAGACAGCATCCCGAGCCTTCTCTTGGTCGAGGTCTGCCATGTACTTCTCGCAGAAGGCAGAGATAGAACCGCACTTGATGATGGCGCAGAACTTCTTTTCCTTCAACATTTCTACAGGTAGCCAAAGTTTCTTGCCCTTCAAGAAATCCTCAATGACACACTCGAAGCGAAGACCAGGGGCATTCTCTCCAGTAATGGGACGATAAGTAGCGAGGAGGCTTGTGAGCCTTCTCTTATCTTCCTCTAGAATCTCTTTGAGCTTCTTATCGGACAGTTGCTGCTGAGGTCGTACCTTTAATGTGGATTTTGCTACTGGCATCCGTTATATATAATAATGTTAAGTGTTGAATGTTAAATGTTGAGTTTTTGAGATTTGCGAATGAATCCTTCTGCCTTGGCATAGATGAATCCGATGGCAAAGAGGATGAGGTGATAGATGCCAGCTATGTGAGGGAGGAGGCATCCAATCACTAGGAGGATGAGCATCTGCCAGAAGGCTAAGCGTTTTCGCCTGTAGAGCCACGGAGCGGTGAAGCCCATGAAGAAGGAGATAATGACCGATGCGCCCAAGACCGGGAGGGACGGATAATAAAGGAAGGAGAGACCAACGGAGGCAAGCCACGAAGCCAGCACACGATGGATGCGAAACTGACGATGAACCATGAGGAGGCACCAGGCATTAACAGCCCAATGGATGAAGTTGGCATGACCGAACATGTAAACGAAATGGGAGTATATTGGGGTTGATGGCGATACAGCCATGTTGGCGTGCAGCGGAATGATGAAAGCCATCAGGAGGACGATGAGGAGAGTTATATATAATGTACGCATAAAGAATGAAAGTTTTATCGAGTGATGAATGATGTTTTCTTATTGCGGAAATAATTGCTGATTTTCATCTGTATGTAGCGAGGAGCCATCCCCATGTTGGGTGCAGGGAGGTCTAGGCACACATACACAAGATGCTTGGTGTTGTATTCCTTGTATTGTTCCATCTGACGGAGGCGCAAGAAATCCTGATAGAAGGCTTCGAAGAGCTTTTCCTTCATGGCTTGGTATTTGCCGAACTTAGGCTTTTCCCCCTTGATGCGCTTGCAAACATACCGATAGGCTGTGCTATCAGCTAGATAATAACAAGAGGCTGGCATCTTGGCGATGTAATCGCATATCTTAGCCATGGTGGTAGGATATTCTACCATCCTCTTGGCCTTACGAAAGAGCAGAAACATTTCCTGATCTCTTTTAAGGTAAATTTCGGATATGGAATTTAGATGTTTCATGCCAACAAAATTAATTCATCAAGATGCAGAACTTATCACAAAGTAATGCGAAATTTTGCTTAATTTAGCACACAAATATTAAAAACGAACGTTTATGGCAAAAGAAACGATTGATAATCAGAATGTTAAATCAAAGCGAGATTCTTTCAGAGAGCGTCTTGCTCAGCGTTATCCCGACCTGAATATGGACGATGATGAGGCTGTTTATAACCAAATTGCGACCGATTACGACCAGTACGACCAAAGCAAGAAAAGGATGGACGACTTCAACAACATGCTGAAAGAAAATCCTCATGCGCCTGGGCTGGTGACAGGTCTCATTACAAAGAAAAATGCCGATGGTGGCGACTTCAACCTTATCGACTACTTGATAGACGAGCTAGGACAGGACTACATCGAAGCCATCAATGGTGACGATGAGGCTAGGAAACGCTTGAAGGCTAGCGAGAAGGAAAAGCTTGCAGCCAGTGAGAAGCTAGCCAAGGGCAAGGAGACTCTTGCAGCCAACATGGAGCAAGAGGATAAGGAGCTGGATGCTGCCATGAAGGAAGCCAAGATTAAGCCCGAGGCTATCAAGGACTTGATAGAGTGGATGTATAAGCGTAGCGATGATGGCGAAGACCACGATGATGATGGATTCGTATGGCGTGCTGCCCGGTATGGCTTGAAGAAGGCAGACTTCTTGCGCCTCTTCCAAATCAAGGACTTCGACAAGGCTGTGGCTGATGCCGAGGATAGAGGCTATAAGCGTGGCAAGAACGAGAAAATCGACCAGCAGAAGCAGCTACATGATGGAAGACAGGGTGGCAAGCGGAACATCAACATCAATGGTGGCGGTGGTGCTCCTTCTCTTCCAAAGGAGAAGAGCCGAACCGAACAGGTGTATAGCCAGATGGTTGGAATGTAGCTCTTATCAATTAAGAATTTATAGTTAATAATTAATAGTTTAAAAAATTGTAGATTATGAAACAGTTTAAGAAATGGTTTGGATTCATGATGGCGATTTTCGTCATGATTCTGAGTGGTGGCAGCTCTTATGCTATGGCAGAAACTCCTCCTAATATTCCAGCAGGTGAAGGTGGCGGTGGTCCTACAGGTCCAACGGATGGACCAGGCGTAGGTGGCACGGGTCCAAAGTGGCAGGGTGGAAGCCAAGAGCAACAGGAGAAGATGAACAACTGGGACTACTATGTGGCTCATGTGAACCCTACCGTGGTGGAAATGAAGCTGGAGAGTTGCCCAATCGACCAGATTCTTCGAGCCTCGAAGCGAATGACTCCTGTGGACAGTAACCGCATTGAGTACTATTCCATCGGTCAGCGACCAATCAAAACAAAACTTGCAGCGAAGTTAAGTAAAACTACAAACGGTGGCTCTGTAAAGCTAACGGTGGAAAATGCGACAGTGTTTGGTACTGGTGACATCATTATGATTAAAAGCTGTCTTGGCTATCAGGACAACGGTACTGACCGAAGCACGATGATTCCTTTGCAGCTGCGTGTAACAGAGGTAGATAACGATGGAAACCCTACATGCTATGCGCTGAATGGAAAGAAAAACGCCAGTCGTGGTAACCGGGACATTCCTGAAGATATTGAGGCTGGTACTGTAGTAATGCGACTGGGACGAGCTGCTGGTGAAAAAGAGGTAGAGACTGGTAGCTACTACTCTATGCCAGACAAGAGCTTCCAGTATTGCCAGCGATTCATCATGCAGGTGGAGGAGTCTCTTATCGACCGTATGAGCAAGACCCAGGTACAGTGGGACTTCACACGCCAGGAGAAGATGGCTATGGACGATATGCGCCAAGGTCAGGAGCTGAGCGGACTGTTTGGCTATCGTTCTATGTCGAATGGTGGCAAGGATGTAGGTATGGTTTATACCATGGGTGGCATCTTCTGGGAAGCTGGTAAGGATTTGCAGATTGGACACTGGGAGCCAAAGATGTTTAGACAAGCCGATGGCACTCTAGTTCCTGTAACACACGATGTAACCGTTCCTGATGGTTCTAGCGGTACAAAGGTTGAGAAGAAGCAGGTATATGAATATGTGATTAGCGAGAAGGAGCTGACCCAGTTTATTGCATCCATGTTGAAGGGTGCAGGTAACTCTAGCCGTACCAAGTTGCTCTTCGTGGACAACTTGATTTATCAGGCATTTGCTAACCTTCGTAGCAATAAGCGCATCATCACGCAGACGGAAAAGGACTACCAGGGATGGAAACTCGACTTCGAGAAGTTTGAGAGCATGGGAACTAAGATTCTCATCTATCGCCACGATGCCTTCAACAGTTGGGGCATGGATGGTAGAGCCTTCTGCTTGGATGCTCGTTATCTCGACAAGTATGTATTTGGTACTTGGTCACGAAATGAGTTTAATGCCAAGGACTTGCTGATTCGCAATACCGCAGGTGTGGTAATGGAGGAGTATAGCTGTTGGGTTCTGACATTCCCTGATGCCCATGCTCGTGTATCTCGCCCTACCTTCACAGAGGACGGTGTGACCGATGAGCAGATTCAGGAGGCTGCTTAATCATCGTAAAAGGGAACTGATAGTTTTCTAACATATATCAAAACTCGGGGATAGTTGAGGCTCTAGATGGGAACAATAGCCCTCGGACTAGGCTTCGCTATCCCTTCACCCATAAACACAAAAGATATGTATAGATTTGTAGCAAACAGTATGCTCATCTTTGTGGTGACTCTGCCTAGCGGACTTGTGAAGAGCGTGGAGTTTGAACGATGCAGTAACAATGCTTATTCTTACCTCACGGACAACAAACAGGTGGCTGACTGCATCAGAAAGCATCCGTTAACGAAGGCTGGACGCATCAAGGATGAGAGCGAACCTGAACCAGAGCCAAAGAAAGCTCTTGATGAGGTAATAGGGAAAGCGATGGACTTGATAGACGATAACGCCCTTCGCTTCGAGAATATCACCAAGGCTAAGAACTATCTCCAGAAGACCTACAAGGTGGATGTAAGGAAACTGAAATCACCTGAGCAGGTGAAGGAGAAGGCTAAGGAGCTTGGGGTTGAAATAGTTTTTTAGTTAATAGTTTATAGTTAATAGTGCCTATGGAAGCATTGATGAGTGACCTTGTAAAGGAAATGAGGCTTGCGTTGGACGAGGTGAAGCATGACGAGTTGAACGATGTCTTTGCCGATGATTCGGACGAGGAAATGAAACAAGCTATCGAGACTGCTGCACAGCAGCTTTTGCTGCAAGCACCACCGCAGATGCTACAGCCCAAGAGGGTAGTGGCATCGCTAAATGAAAGCGGTAAGCAAGATTATGATGCCATTCAGACACAATACACTGATGGGCATGGTAGCCTTGTGATACCTGATGATTGGTTGAGGCTGGTGGAGCTGAGGCTGAAAAGTTGGTCTTCCTCGTTGGTGGCTTTGATGGACCCAGGAAGCAAGGAGGCTCAGATGCAAGCCTCTCGATGGACTAGGGGGACACCGCAGAAGCCGAAGGGCATGATAACCGTTTCGCCTACTACAGGAAAGCGAGTACTGATGTACTGGACTGCCGGAAGGTATTCTGCTAACCATGATATGCCTACAAACAAGGTGTATGACCATGAAGTGGAGCTATTCACATACCTTCCTTATCAAAAGGTGAAGGATGTGCTTGAAAAGGATGGGAAAACGGTGACAGGCCAGAAAATCATCCTGGCACTGACTGACGAGTGCAAGAAGTATCTCATCTATCGTGCCATCTCTATTTTCTTGATAAGTAAGAAGGAGAGTGAACTGGGCGAGAAGTATAACCAATTATCACAAATTTAACAAGATATGGCTAATGATATAGACAAAACAAGTCCTCACTATAAGGGGGAGTTTGGTAGTATCTACGAGGTGAACCAAAAGTTTCCTTCGGGAGGCGTGGAAGGTGACTACGTGGCTATTGATGGTTGGGCGCATTACTGGAATGCGGACAGAGGTATTTGGTGTGTGAATGCTCAGAGGGATAGCTACTGGGATGAGCTTATTACCAATATCATCGAACATTTCAAGACCATCAAGGGTGCTACCTATATGGGGGTGGCTACTACTGACACCGTGCCTGATACAATGGCTGCAAAGATGTTTTATTTTGCGCTGCAAGGTGGAAAATATGCTAACTTCGGAAATCAAGATGTAGCCCAGGGCATCAATGTGCTGCTGACCGAGGACGGTAAATCTTGGACTGTGCAGAGTCTTATTTCCGTTGCACAGGAATTGGGTGCTAGCACAACTATGCTTGTGAGCCAGAAGGCGATTACGGATGCCATCAATCGCAAGGCTAATACGACCGATGTGGATGAGGCTTTAGCAAAGAAAGCTGATAAGGAAACGATGAACACGGAACTTGCCAAGAAGTTTGACAAAGTTTCTGTTGTTCAGGAAACAGGGACGGCTACAGATAAGGTTATGAGCCAGAAGGCTGTTACGGATAATCTTACAGAGCTGCAAAATACGGTCTTTCCGTTAGAGGTGTCTTTATCCCTTGACAAGCCTTTGCTAGAATATACTGGTAGTGAGCAAAGCATCAAAGCTACTTACTCTATCAAGCGCAAAGGTTCGCCAGTCACGCCTACAGCATTGGCTCTGTCTGTTGATGGTTCTCTTGTTAGTATTGATGTAAAGCAAGCAGATACAGTTACTGTCAAGGTGAATAAGGAAGGAGAAACGCAAATCATCCTCACCGCAAAGCATGGCGACCTCGTTAAGTCAGCAACAAGCAAGGTTACGATGGTTCTGCCTATCTATTATGGATTCGGTACAAAGGAAACGGACATAGCCATTGCTGCCAATAAGCTTTCGCCTCGTTTGTCTGCAAGTGGAACTTACGCAAAGACTTCGGCTAAGGACGATGTTAACTTCATTATCCTTGCGCCTAAGACTCTTCCGAAACTTACCAACTTCACGATGGGTGGTGCTCCTTTCGTGATGGAGACTTCTTCCGTCACCATCAATGGCAAGGACTACTACATGTATAAGAGTGGTGCTATATATATGAATGGTACGACTTTGAATGTTCAAGCAAACTAACAAATATAAGTAAATATGGCTGAAAAATTAAAAATAGCAAAAGGAGACATTGGCAATGCATTACACAGCACTGCCAAAGACCATGTGGCTGTAGTAGCTTATGAAACCTACGATGAGGAACTTCAAGAATATCAGTCTGTTCTTAATGAATTGTCGGTTATCAAGGATGCTGATGGAAATGTACAACAGACCCCATTTAGGTATATCGTCAACGAAGAGTATATCTTTGCCATGTTGGATGCCGAAGAGCATTTCTTAGCAGGTATTCATTGGGATGGTACTCCACAAACAGCCAAGATGGAAGAGAATGCTGAACGTGAGTTTGCTGCTGTCAATAAGCAGATAGAAACCATTAAGACAGATTTGAAGAGAAATGTACTATCCATTTCCTTCGACCGTTCGACAGGGCAGATTATTGGCACGACTAGCGACCGTAGCAGAATTACAGGATGCGTTCAAGACCGTAAGACTGGTAGAATTATTATGAATCATGAGTTAGATTAAACAAAAATAGATATGGCAGAAATACAAACAATCATAGGTAGCTTACCTGTGCTCAGAGGTGAGTATGATGGTGAAACTTCATACTACAGAGACAATCAGGTGACTATGTTCGGCAGTACTTTCCAAAGTATTGCCGATGATAATGTTGGCTATCCGCCAGCAGAGGAGCGTGATGATGGCAAGGTGTATGCCATCAACACAGACAAGTGGGTTATTGTGGCTAATGCCCTTGGCGCATATAATGCTGGTAGTCGGATTGACAAGTTGGCAGAAAACACAGAAATTAAGAATGAAGAGGGAAAGACTATCAAGACTCCTTTCAGGGAGATTGAGTCTCCTGAGTTCTTGCATTGTATTGTTGATGCAGAAGACCTTTTTCTTTTTGGTATTCAGCTTGATGGTTCCATTGAGTGGGGCAAGGGTATTCCTGCACCTATCAGAACCAAGTTGCAGGAGATTATCACTCAGTGCCAGCAGGATAAAACAGACTTGTTAGGGTCAATTAATACCATCAATGGCATCTTAGATAAGACAACTATCAAGGATGAAGCTGGTGAAATTCAAGACACTCCATTTAGGGTAATCTCGAAAGAAGAGTTCCTTTGGGCTCTAGTTGATTCTGAGGATAGAGTGCTCTATGGAATCTATAGAGATACAGGTAAGTCATATTATCCACTCAATGAAATGTATCATGTCATTCAGAACGAAGAGTACTTTGCTGCTTGGGTTACTACTGACGATAAAGTAGTTCTTGGAATCAGAAGAGACGGACAGATAATTGGTGAAATACATGCTGTCAATGCCTTGAAGCAAGTTATCTCTCAGCTTCAATCAGACCTTACATCATTGCAGGAGAAGGTAGGTACAATAGATACCAATCTCAAAGAACTCCTTGATGTTTTTTCTTTGCAGGAGAATCCTGAGTATCTTGCAGTAGAGAAAGATGCAGAAGGAAAGGTGTTGGCAGCAACATATCCTGATGGTAGCCACTATGCCCATAATATGAAGTCTGAGACTATACCTGAGGAATTTGAGCACATCGAAGACCCAGAGGGAAGAATGGAAATTACTACTGATGCAGAGGGTAGAGTTGTAGGATATAGAGATAAGGCTGGAAAAAGATATGAAAATGATTTATCCGTAGAAAAACTTTCTTTCAATAATTTTGAAATGGGAGAAAAGGCTGTAGAAAAATTCAATTCTATTATAAAGAAGAATTGGAAGACTACAGATTGGAGTAATGAGACGGATATTCATTTACCATTGCCACAATTTGCTGTGTTCAATATTATATGTGACAAGAAGCTGTCCTCTATAGACCATAAAGTTGGAATGAAAGGCTTCCAAATTGGAGTCAACTGTGAAATTCCAGCAAAGATTCAGTTTTCTGATTTAAGTGGAAATTATTTTGAGAAAGAAATTATCTTCAATGCGCAAGGCTCATCATCAATGAACTTTCCTATAAAGAATCATGCCATTGACTTTTCTGATGGGGCATCCATAAAGTTCGGAGATTGGATTCCAATGGATTCTTTTCATATCAAGAAATATTATATTGATGTATTCCGTGGGCAATGCGTCATTGCTTATCACTTGGCAGAGCAAATTATGCAGTCGAGGAACTGGGACAGCAGAAGAGGATTCAGCTATCTTGACACTTCCACAGCAACAAACGGAGATTCCAGTCCTACACAGGACTTCAACACCGAATCCCTTTGCCATCCAGACGGATTTCCTGTAGAAATGTATTACAATGGTGAGTATATAGGTCTTTACGCATGGACATTAAAAAAGCATCGTTCCAATTACAACATGAAAAAGAATGACAACAAAGCCATCATCATTGATGGTGTTTCAGCCTCACTTTGGAAAGATGCCGTATCTTGGAAAGCATTTGAGCTAAAAAATCCAAAGAAGCTATACTATACGGACTATGATAGTCTTACAGATGATGATATAGTAATTGGTGGCAATACATACCTGTCGGCAAAACATGCAATTGATGCAGGCTACCTGACTAAATACAAGGAATACGATGGCAAGAAGTATTATGAGTATGATGGTGACTATGCAGATGAGATATGTGGTGTTGAAGGAGTTGACAAAGGTATCTCAAAGTCTATAAAAGATTATATAGAAGGCTTGCATTCCTTTTCTAAGGATGACAAAGAAGCCTTTGCGTCAACATTCAATATTCCACTTTGCATAGATTATTTGCTGTTCTCGCAATTTGCTTACAATCAAGATGGCATAGGAAACAATGTGGTATGGACTTCTTATGACTTAAAGAAGTTAAATCCTAACTATTATGACCTTGATTGTATCTTTGGTAGCGACTGGGCGGGAAAATACTTCGAGGGCAGCGAAAACAAGGACATCAGCATTGACTCCACTAGTCCGTTTGCTGCATTGAAGACTCTTTATGCCACAGAGATACAGGATAGATACAAGGAGCTAAGAGACAAGAATATCTTTAGTGCAAAAAATGTAGTGGATTTATATGAAAGCTGGATGCACAAGGTTGGATATGATAGATTGCTGAAAGAGATTTCTCAGATGCAGGATATAGGATTGTCTATCCCTTCACACTCATCTGATTTCAACAACAGCATCGGTAGAATCGAAAAATGGGTCATTGAAAAACTGGCACAATTAGATAACATGTATAACTATAAATAATAATTAATATGACAAAATGTTTAGTTACAAAATTAAATGGGATTGTTAACAACAATTCTATTTTGAAGATGGGTGAAATGAGAATCAAGGTTAACAAAATTAGCTCCCCAACTTCAACTTCCCAGAATATAAAAATAGGGTTTACCAATAATGTTAACATCAGCATTATCGGAAATGGTTTCTTTACTGATGAAACTTTAACCAACAATATGGGTACACAAAAGACTGTTTCTAGTAGAGAAAAATTGTATTTGTCGAATGGAGATTATGAAATTTCTATCAGTGACAAATACAGCATTGAATATTTGGAAACATTTACTTCCAGTGAGACTAATAAAACGCTCAACATTGAAGACTTAAAATTTAGCAACTCATGTACCTCTATTTGGTTACAAAATAGTACTTCTGTAAGTGGAGATATTTCAGCGTTGAGCAACCTCACTGCGTTGACTTCACTTAACCTTGGCAGTACTTCTGTAAGTGGAGATATTTCAGCGTTGAGCAACCTCACTGCGTTGAAAGGTTCTGTGCTATTGCAAAAGCTAACACTGACTGGCGATTTGGCAAAAATTCCTTCCAATGTAAAATGGTTTACCAACTACAAAGGCGTGTCTTCTACGTTCACTTGGACAACTCGCCCATCATCCGCTAACATCTTAGCATTAGAATGTGGAGACTCTACTATAGATGATGTAGATAAGATGTTGCAGAATCAAGCACAATGCAAAACTGCAATTACGGGTGGTGATGCATCATGGTACAAGACGATTGCAATAAAAGGCAACAGAACCTCAGCGTCAGACAGTGCCGTATCAACATTAAAGAGTAATGGCTATACTGTTATCATCAATGGTGTGATATTGTAGCAAAGTGCTGATTTGAAATTTTAAAAATAGAACGATATGGAAAAGGAAGAATTACATGAAGCACTGGCAGTTCTTCTGACTAAATTATCATCGGCAAGGGACAATCCCTTGCTGATGGATAACTATGTGGTGAAAGCCTTGC